GGGAACCTCAGCGGGAATACCTGTATCTTTCGAGAGTTCTTGAGCGCGCTTAGCAGAATCTGAATTTACTTTTCCTGCGGCGACTGCTGTTTTCTTTTCAGGCTTCCTCAGGCGCTGAACGCCAACGTTTGACTTGATCTTGCCGTCTTCGTTCGCTTTTAAAAGCGCTTCCCAGGTTTCTTTAGTCGTAGTGCCTGTCTGTTTAATGTTGTTTTTGCCCTGGAAGCTTCTTACAGCTTTTTCTGTCGCGGCATCAAAAATTCCATCTATCTTGCCGGGATCGAATCCCATATCTTTCAAGCCTTGCTGGAGGGCTTGTATTACTGGGATGTGAACAGCGTTCCCGCTTGCTATGTCAGCCTGAGATACTTTACCGAAGTTAGCCAGCTTGAGGCTTTCAATGGCACTGACTGCACCTGCTGTTAAAGCTTCCCTGACGATCTCACGGGTTGATTCTTTGATTTCACTTAAAGATTTCTGGCCTGTAGAGACCTGCAGCATCACAGATTCTACGACAAGGTTCTCAAACTGCCGGCGAACTTCATAGACATCATCGTCTTCTCTGCTCAGCCCAAACCCTTTGAGAAGAGAACCTGCACGTGCGTTTGCATCATCTTCCAGGTAGCCTCCGATATCTTGACGTGGATGCTCTTCAAACTCACCTTTGACATGCTGCTTAGCGTGAACTAGTTCGTGAGCAATAGACCTGAGTACATCGGGAAGTGCTCGATCCTTACCGTAGACTTTTATAATCTCGTTGTTTGGATCGTAGTAAGCTGTAGTTCTAATTTCGTGTGCATCTCTGTCATCGACGATATGCACATCATAGTCGTTGTCGATGCCCAGCATTTTGCAGCAATGGCTGACGAACTTTTCGACCAGACCTTTCTTTTCTTCGATTTTAGGTAAATCTCCGTCGAGATGCAAACTCATCACAAAGCTCCTAGGCCTACAATATATTTATGCACTCAACAAGAGATATTACTAATCTACGTGTACTAAGATGGTGCCATTCTTGAACGCACCTCGATCGTTTCTCTTGGCACACTTGGCATCGATCACTTTCTCAATACTTAAGTTAAGCACGGTTCTCAAAGAGTCTACTACTTCCATTACGTCAGCCATTTCTTCTGCGCAAGGGTTCTCAAAAAGCTCATCAAGCTCTTCTTGGATTTTTCTGCGATAGTAGGTCTCGATCTCGTCAGGCTTAATAGTCCTGACTTTGCAAGTGGCACCAGACTCTCTAATAATTGCTGGAATCTTATCACGAACTAGTTTATCGTACTTCTTCATATTCTTCATAGGGGGCTACTAACTCCGGTTCAATGTAGTAAACCTCTCCGTCAGAGAGAAGCTTATAGCACATGTGCTCATAGTCATCCTCTCTCCACTTAGGCATCTCCAACACCACACCTATAAACCCGAAATCCTCTGGTAGTTCATCGTCTAGAATCCACGCTAAGTCTCCGGGCTTCAATATTATGCCTCTAGTATATCAAGCATCTGCTCGATCGTATTTGTAGAATCAACATTTCTTAAGCGAATCTTGTAAATACTTAGCGCAGCCTTGAGCGCCTTAGTGTCGAGCCTTGTCTTAAATTCCTCGATCAACTCCTTGCGATCATCGCGAAGCGTGTCCATTTCAGACTCAATCGTGGTCAGGCGAGTCATAAACTCTTTCACTGTATCTTCAAACTGATTTTCCATTTTTATTCCTTTCATGAAACAAGTTCAATTTTATCAGGTGTTGTTATTACCTTTTCTCCGTCAACAAGCACTTCTACCCAGAGCAGAGAATCAAATTCAATATTGTCAAGTGTTTCTAGTAGTATACCTGACTTCCAAGCATGCTCAAGCTCTCCTGTCAAAGGGTTGCGCTCAGATATTAGCACAGACACTAAGTCTCCAGATGCAGGTGATTTTGCACTTTTCATTTATTCTTCTTTAGTTGTTTTAGACGTTCTTTTTCTTTTGCTTTGTCAAGGCGATCAATGTCAATGTGTGTGTTGAATTTCTCTGGAGAGTCAAAGTCGCCCAGGGCAAATAAATCACCTAACTCAGCCGCTAAAAAACTATCTTCGCTTTTGGCGTCGATATAAAGCATAGCGCGGTGTGCAGCGTGCATCCAGAAAGCATCTTCTAGCTGTTCGGTATTTGCCATCTCGCGAAACTTTTCAACTTCTTCTGTGATTGTCTTTGTGATCTTGTCACAGGATTTTCGCAACTGCCGCTTAAGTCGATTCGTTTTAACCTTATCTTCTTTGCCTGACTCTTTTATTACTCGAAAGCCCAATTATTTTCTCACATTTTCTTCATTGTGCTAGGGGGATTATAGGGTGTGCCGCCTTCTGTGTCGACTTCTTTAAAGTTTCCACCTTTGCGTTTTGGAAGACCTCCTTTGACGCGAGCTGACGATGCTTCTTCGGCTTCTCTGCGCCTACTATTATTAACATCACATCCTGGGCACGTTTTAGTTCTGTCTGGCACTTTAGTTTGCACGCATCCGCAACCGCTAAGGCATCTATATTTTATCACAGACATCTCCTGACCGTTGATTGTAATAGTGTCTTTAAATTTCTTCCACTTGCTTTTGTTTTTCATTTGACTCCTAAGTGTTGTATGGCATTCTATATAATGCGCACCTAGTGCTTTGTTTATTTTTTAGTGTCAGAAACGATTCTGTATGCCCAATCAGCGAGGAGACCAATCATAGCCAAATTAGCAAGGCTATCGATTTGCGGGCCAGGTACAACAAACGAGCATAAAATAATGCCGATGCCTAACAAGCGAAGGTTATTAGTGGTTTGATGCGACATGTAGATCCTATCGTTTTGCGACAGGTTATTTATACACTAAAACTGAGATTTGTATTACAAGAATCCGATCTCGCTGATCTCATCTTCGTATACCCAATAAACTTCCCCGCTTAGTAAAATTTTGTAATCAAAAAATCGATTTCCTGAGGCGGGAACAACATGACTCTGAATATCTACGTGAGCCCTTCGAGCAATCACAAGCGCAAAAACTGGAGCCCCGTTTGGAAAATTTCTAGAAGTTAATGACTTGTAGAGTTTCTTATCGATGACAACTAAGTCACCGACGTTAAACTTTGGATTATCTTCGAGATATCCACTCATCGTATTTGTCAGTGACGAGACGCTTAATTCTAAGCGATGAGCGCTTATAACGCTCTATGACTGCTCTATTTTTGGATTTTCGCCATCCTGGGCCGCCATTGTAACACGCAAAGATATCTTCACCCTTGCAAGTTTTATAGCGCATTAAATCTTTTATAACTTTGACAGCATTTTGCGCGCTGATCTTTGGATCCATGTTGTGTTGAACAAAGTCTTTCTTTGATGTGTATCCTAAAAACTTGTACCACCACTTAGCATTTATCTGGAATAACCCATAATCACCAGTGTTTGAAGTCAAATTTGCGTAGAAAGAAGTTTCTTTAAACGCGATAGTGAGCATCATGTACTTATCAAATTTTTGCTGTTCTGCCACCTCTAAGATAATGCTAACGTTTGTCAGCTGTTCAGAGTTTAGATGGCCTAGCACTGAAGAAGCGTGAAAATATAGTATCTCTACGTCTTCTTCGGATGGGTGTGCATAACTTATGGTTTGCTCAGCAAATACAGGTTCGCTATCCGCGGTCTCTATTTGATGAGCAGCGTTGCAAGAACTCAAAAGGGCGAATAAAAAAATATACTTTCTCAACAGCAATCATCCTCTTCTAAGTCTATTTTAACGTGCTTTTTCCTGGTTGCATAACAATAAATTGCCCATAGTATTGGAACTGCAACAGGATGAAAGCATAGAATCCATGCGGCAGGAATACCTAGGTAGAAAGCTTCGTTTACGTGTGTACCTAGCAGATAAAAAATAGCAGGGAACACAACATCCTCAACAATTTCCCAGGCTATGAATATGATGAGAAATGGAATTCCGTAACGCATCCATAGCGTTTTAAGATGCGACCATCTCCAAGCTTTAATCTTGCTTTTTATTCTGTTGACAACGCTCATCTCACGTATGCCGTAAAGCAATAACCCAGGAGGCAAAACTTGGCTACGCCCCTGTCGTCGTCAATAACACCTTCGACTAACTCTTGAATCGCGTCGAGGGGCGAAGCTATTGACATTGTTTCAAGTTTCTCAACTCCTGCATAGACGACACCGACGATTTCCATAGAAGCGTTTAGTATCGGAGAACCTGAAGATCCTGGTCGAGTAGGTAAAGTAAAAACAGATTCGTGACGACTTGGGCGCCCAACATAAAAACCTTCATACAAAAGAATTGTATCCCTGCCAAAATATCCATAGGGTGCAGCCATATTATAGATTCTCTCGCCACGAGGAACCGGATCAGATGCGATATCTAAGTAGCTGATGTGCTTGACATGAGATGTCTTTACTTTTAAAATGCAAAGGTCATTAGGTTTATCTATCTTTACAATTGTCGCAGGCATTCTCTCAAGCTTTTCGTTTACAACTTCAAGATTAGACCCCATGTATTTAATGTAGGACCCGTCAGGAAACTTAGGAAATGTTGGTTCTGCGCAAGAGTGGCCTGCTGTAAGATAGAAGCTATAATCTGGATCTTTTTTGCTTCTAGCAAAGAATGCGCCTGAGGACGACGAGGTTGTTATCTTACCTGTGCAGCCACCTTTATTGCCTTTGCAGATAGACAGCATCATGTGGTGACGCAACATTCCAAATGCGTCAGTAGGCATGTCAATTCTATACGGACTTACATTACAACTTGCAATACCTAGCAGCAGAGGAAGAAGGAAAATAAACCATATTTTTTTAATGCTTTTTTGCATATTACTAAATATGTAGGAACGCTCGTATCAGTAAAAAAAATTAAACGAGCTTTGTGCGGAGTAATTTCAATGAAACTCTTTAAGAATTCTGTAGTGGCTGTAGTCGCTATCTCCATTTCTCTAATGATTTTAAATAAAGACCAAAGGGTCTCAGAAACACAAGCATGGACCAAAAACGGTACCTCTTGGCAGTACACAGGTGAAAAATCCAAAGAAAAAAAGCAAATTCATATCATAGAAAATGCTACTAATAGTCACGAGCAAATATTTAATAACGTGATGAAGATGCCTTTTATCACTGTAGAAGGGCAAAAAAATCTAGATGGCAACAGTTGGAGAAAAAACTAGATTTTCAATACTGCTCGCGCTGCTTGTAGCTGCGTGTGCGACGTACTATTTCATATCAAGTTCACAGAAAATAGTTTTTGCTGAAGGTCAGACGTATTACATGGCAGGCCAAAACAAAAGCTGCGCGTGGAACGTGTACTTCGAGAACGACGTCTACTTAAAGCGCGGATCTTTCTCTAACATACACATTGGACTACCTGATCGTGAGAAAAGAGGCTCGATCAAAGGCATAGTAGAATCAACTGAGAATGATCTGTTGCTTGCCTTTTCTTTTCCTGGCACCACGAGTCAAGCAGCGCCGTTTGTGCTAGTTGCGAGTCACGATGATATCGTTAGCCCATTTGAATCTATTCGATTCAGGCTACTTAACAGCAGCGTTTTGACTATCTTAATATTCAAAGATCAAAAAACTTGCATTGAGAGGTACAAACAATGAATAAGTACCTTCTTGGAATCTTAGCGATAATGATTACTGGGTGTCCTGATGACGACACACTAGTTTCCTTGGAATGCTCTCCGGGTGAAGTCAGGGCCTGTGATGAGAACGGCGAGACTGTTGAGAACCTTTCTAGCTTAACAAGGAATGGTATTTGCACCTACGGGCAACAACACTGTACGTTTGATGGTTGGGGTGAATGCATTGGTGCACAAGGCCCAGAAGAAGAAGTCTGTGATGGCATCGACAATGATTGCAACGGAGCAATCGATGATAACTATCCAGAGAAAAACCAGCTGTGCGGATTTATTGAAGGCGTAAATTATAGCGAAGGAATCTGTCAGCCAGGTGTTTATGAATGCAATGAAGGCGCGCTGTCTTGCGAAGGGCACGTTGGACCAGCAGAAGAAGTTTGTGATGGCATTGATAACAATTGCAGCGGCGAAATTGATGAACACATTGTCAATCAAACTGCGGTGGTTTGTTATGATGGTCCTGCGGGCACGATGCGAGTTGGAATCTGCAGAGCTGGAATCTCATATTGTACGGACTCTGTCATGTCTCACTGCGAAGGGCAAGTTCTTCCAGAAGAAGAAAGATGCGATGGGATTGACAACAACTGTGACGGCCAAATTGACGAAGGCTTTGAAGAGCGACCAGCAGAAATAGTTTTTGTTGTGGATGTGTCAGGGTCGTTTAGTGATGAGATCAGCTCAATGATTGGTGGTATTACACCTCTGTTATCAGATCCCATTACAGGCGGTTTTAAGTTTGGTCTTGTGGTGATTGGAATGAGAGAACCAGACCGCGATCCAGACAGTGGGTATTTACACCTGATAAAGGTTACAGATCTAGTTCCTAGAGATGAGTTTTTGCGACACTTACAGACAATAGAAACAGTTTACATGCCAAACTCTGGTGGGCTAGAACCTTCTTATGATGCTGTGGTTGGTATTTGCAACGGTGACATATCATTTAGCTTCTCAGAAAACTCTCAAAAGATTATTGTGCTAATGACAGATGAGGCTGGTCAATCTTATATGGATCCAAGGAACACTGAGGTTGCTGCGGCTGATGCTGTTAGAGACGGAGAGTTCGGTATCTACGTTTTCTCTTTACAAGAACACTTTAACACGTTTGATCAAATCGTAAGGGACTTGGGCGACTTGCACTCCGCAGCTTCTGACCCTAACACGGTTTTCACTCAGTTGCAAACGATGTTTGATGAGATTTGCAGGTAACTTACTTATTAGTTGGGCACCATTCAGGCTGCATCCAACCTTGCTCGGCACATAGATTCTCATCCAGCTTATCAAAGTCAAGAAGTGATATTGGTGTAGCAAAAACTATTGCCTCTAAAAGCTGTGGTACGTAACCCCTACCTACGGGTAACGCAACCAGAACTCCTACCATATTTCCCTTTTGATCAAAGAATCCAGATCCTGAAGCGCCTGGCCATCCGTACGTGTGTACCGTTATTTTTGTTCTTCCATTGGAAATCTTTTCGATTCCTGCAACGTCACCTCTAAGTGTTAAAAGATCATGATGTCCCGGATAGCCTGAATATACTAGTGTCTCGCCGATCTCAGGAAGGGACCTGTTAACCTTAAGTGGCATTGCTAAAATTGAATCAAGTTTCTTGACTGCAAGAACAGCTAGATCTTCTGCTCTATCAAAGTAAACTATCCACGCTTTCTTTCTCTCGCCGTCAGGAGTCACAACCCACACAAAAGATCGCTCAGAGTCATCAATGACATGAGCAGCAGTAATGACCAGATATCTTCCTTTGTGGATGACATATGTTCCGGAGCCTCTGCCGCTGCCTGGAGTAAAGACCTTTACTGTTGCATACCTTGCTCGAAGCTCATAAGGATTTAGCGTATCAGCTGGAATAGCAGCCTCAGAAAACGCAGATTTTTGAATCAGCTCAGGGCTATCACAAATAGTTTCTTGATTGTGCGAATTGCAAGATGCAAGAAAGAGGAAAACGAGAGAAAGAGATAAAAAATTACGCATGACGCCCCTTAAAAAAATGGAGGAGAGTGAGGGATTCGAACCCTCGGTGGGTTGCCCCACAGCCGCGTTCCAGGCGACCACCTTCGACCGCTCGGTCAACTCTCCGCACAACAAATAAGTATCATCGAGTTTCTATCTCTTCTCCCGTTTTCCAGTTTCTTACGTAAGTTATTGTCCTGTTTGAGCTTTTATAAATCTTGTTCAACTCTTTGGATTTGTCATACGCACCTTGTCGGGTGCGATACGTGAACATAGTGTGAACCGCAGCTTCTTTCTGCTCAGCAAATGCTAAACAGACATGCCAAGGGTGCGAATCAGATTGACAAAAACCTGTCGTTCTCTCCCAGGGCCAAGCCTCAGTCTCACCTGTTTTCTTAGCTTTGCCAATAGGGCGCTTAAATCTCTTTTTATTCTGTGCCATGTTTTGCCTTAATTGATATGATTATATTCATTACTTGTCTAAAGTATAACAGGATTTAACGTCGTCATCCTGGCATAGATTTTCCATGTATCTTATAACTGCTAACTCTTTTGCTTTCGCCTCGAACATAATGTCAATGTCCAGGCCGTGTGGGTCGACAAAATTAAAGATATAGTCAGAATGCGCCTGAGGCTTTATCTTTTCGTTGCTCATTTCAATCGCACGAGAGTCTGAATAGTGTGTTGTGGGCTTGATGCCGTCAGGCCAAGTGGACACTGCAAGTTGCAAAGCTTGTTTCTCAGAAAGGCCACCGTCAACAAATCTGTGATGGTGGTAGTCAAATACGATCGGTACACCTGTTCGTGCGTAAACCAGCTCGTGTAAATGTGACACGCCGTACAGCGACTCCTTGTCATCGTTTTCAACCGTTAGTCGAGACTTGACAGAGTCTGGAAGCCCTTCAAAGTTTTTACACCAACGATCTGTAGCAGATTGGTGGTCACCATATGAGGCGCCAATATGAATATTAATCTTAGCCCAGTGATTTCTTGGAAGACCCATTAAGTCCATTGTTTCACCGTGAATGCGTAAGTCTGTGTAAGATGACTGGACCACTTTTTCATGTGGCGAAGTAAGAATATTGAACGGGCCAGGATGGAAAGAAAGGCGCTGGCCGTTATCCATAGCTTCTTTGCCTGCTAGCTCAAGATTAGACCTGATCTCGGCAAAGTCAGGTAGATCCTCTAGGCGATACTCAGATGCCCAAGGAAATATCTTTGAAGACATTCGAAACAGCTTGAATCCGTTGCGATTGTTCCACTGAATAACTTTTACAAGATCTTCTGTATTTTTAACAGCTAGCTCTGAAGCGTAGTCGATGCCTTTGGCAGCGAATGTACGCTTAATCATAGATCTGTTGGTTGTAATCTTGTGGTTCTTTTGCAAAGTCATGTTAATGCAAGCGTAGCCGTAGCGCATAAGATCTCCTAATTTGTATCAATTATACTTGGCTGCTTTCAGAATTACACAAATCTTCATCAAGAGCCTGCTGGGCTGCCACATTTAACACCATCTCATGGAGACGGCCTGGAGAAATTTTTTCGTATGTTACAGGAAAGATGCCTGCAGTAATTAGAGCGTGAGCGATCCACTGCGAGCAGTACCACTTCCTGTCGTGCTTGATCATGTAAGGAACAAACTGTGATATGACCATCCCGATCCAGTCATATTTTTGACCGGCGGTTTGTTCGTAAAACCTGAATATGTTTTTAAGTTGATAGTCATCAACTTTAAGCTCTATCTTTTTCCAGTACTCGTGCTCAGAATGATCTTCTTGGACCATGCGAACTACACCTTCGCCTTCAGGGCAAATACCTGCAGTAATTCCGCCAGGAAGAATAAGCTCAGAATGAACGAGCGGACTCTTGGTCCACCACGCAACGATCTTGTGGCGCCAATTGCGCAAAGGAGGAGAATAAAATCCTACCCAGATCGAGTTCATTCAGCCCCTTACGTTGTTGTTGTTTTTCTTGACGTCTTCGTGGTTTTTCTAGCGCGAGTTGTTGTCTTAGTCTTAGCTGTTGCAGTCGTAGACTTTGCTGACTTTCTGGTTCGCTTTTTGCGCGTTGTAGTAGTTGCGGCTTTTTCTAAATCTGGCTCAACAGCAAGTGAATTAATAATTGCTTGTGCAGGCTCTGTGGCGTTGTTAACTTTTTCGCCAACCAATCCTACTACTTCAAGTACTTCCTCTTTAGAGGTTTCAGCAACAGGATTTTCAGCAGTCTGAGTTTTCTGTTCTGTGTTATCTTGGTTGATCTCAAGAGTTGCTGGATGCTTGCGAGTTAGCGCGCTCAAGCTTGTTCTAGATGATGAAGGCATTTTTATCTCCTTGGTTTATTTATTACAATTTCGTCTGATGTACGTAAACTATTAACATAGTCTACCATTAATTTTTGTGCTTCGAGCATGCTGTCTTCCCATTGTCTTGCCAATTCCAAATTACCTTGCAAGCGGTAAGAATCAGCTACGTCAGCACACTCATTTATCCACGAAACATAGATCTCCACGACCTCATACGGGGGTGTGATGATCTCGTGCATCGCTATTCAAAATTGACGTAGGGTTTGAGGACAGTATCAACTTTCCTAATTAGTTGTTCAAGCTCGTGTGCTACATCGCTCTGCTTAAGAATTCCGATATCTGCACCTGGTGAGAGCTTCTGTCCAAGCGCTCCGTAAAACTCAACCAAGTGAGTTCTCACTTCAACAAGCTGTTTCAAGTCGTTGTCTTTCATTTTATTCCTCTCTGAAGATCTCTCTTCTATTATAATTATGCGTAATTGGCAATAAGCCAATCATGATACCAATTTAAAGCGTGATCCTTTGGCTGTACATTTTTCCAATCGGAAGTGCAAAATATTTTCCAGGCATCATTTCCGTACTTGCCGATGCCATAAAGCTCCACAGGTTCTTTCCATTCTTTTTCCAGGTATTCCCTAGACATCCTGATGAGTGTTTTTGCCCTTCGTGAACTAAGACCTATTGGTTTCAACATCTCTTCCAGATTCGAAGCATCAGCTTTCATTGCGTCGCTTGGGCTAGGGTACAGCTCAAAGAACTTTCTCATGATAGGCTCAGCTGTAAACCTTCGAGTTAAATTGCAGAAAACACAAGCGACAAGAATTTTCCACGGGTCTTCGTATAACTCTTCTTGAATTAAACCGTAAGGAGACTTTGGAGGATGCCACTCATTGATCTTTTCTAATCTTTTGGAACTCTTCAATTAAGTCCTTCTCCTTACTCGTCAAGTCTTGGGGTATTTTAATTTTAGCAATTGCGACGTGATCGCCGTTTTTAACGCCTGCACCTTTAATTTTTAAAGTATCTTCGTGCTGTGTTCCAGCAGGAATGTTTAAGTTTTTAGTCTCACCTGACAGTGTTTTTACTTTTACGATATCACCTAGGATGGCCTGGGTCACGCTAAGCCAAAGCTCAGAGTGCACATCGTTTCCAACCCTTTTAAAGTTTTCATTCTTAGTAACATGAACCACAAGGAGTAAATTACCTGGGTATCCGTGCCTCGTCTCGTTTCCTATTCCTTTGAGCCTAACAACTGCGCCGTCATCAATGCCCGGAGGTATTTTTACGCTTATGTTCTTATGTTTTTTTGCAACGCCTTTGCCGTTGCAAGATACGCAAGGATCTATTAGAATTTTTCCTTGGCCGCTGCATTTTTGACAAGAAGAAGTAAATGTAAAGAAACCCTGTTGGTGAGTCACGCTACCTGCACCATTACAAGCGTCACACACCTTAGCGTCTCCTGTCTCAGAGCCCTTTCCGTCACAAGTAACACACTTAGCTATTTTATCGTAATTGATTGTGACCTCACCGCCAGAAGCAGCTTGCTCTAGAGTCACAACAACTCTTGCCTTAATATCACTACCCCTTTGAGGTCCTGGTTTTTTACTAGACCTTTTTTTGCCAAACAAGTCATCGAAGCCTCCACCGAAGCCTCTAAAAAAATCATCCACGTTTGGCATTGGCCCTTGATTAAACCCTGTGGCGGGTGGCTCTGCTGTGCCAAATTTATCGTAGTTACTTCTCTTCTGAGCATCGCTGAGCACAGAATATGCAGCACTAATCTCTTTAAATTTTTCTTCAGCGTTTGGATCGTCTGAAGTGTCTGGGTGCATTTTTTTAGCGAGATTTCTGTATGCTTTCTTAATGTCTTTACTTGAAGCAGATTTATCTACACCGAGTACTTCGTACAAGTTCTTCACGCATACCTCGCAGACTATGAATTATACTTTGATTGAACTAGATGTTCACATCGGGGGCTCGTTATACACAAGCTCATGTGCGTACTCAACAGCAGGCCTAAGATATTCGAGAAGGCGTGCGTCGTTAACAAGCTTTCTTAAAGGAACCAAAATCACAGCTTTGTGCTCGAATACACCTGAGTAGGGGTTTCTTTGTATTTCTGGTTCTTGCTCTGTCTCGGCAACATACATTGTTGTTGCATCGTGCACTAGTGGTTCTTTGCCGTACTTAAAATCTAGCTCTGTAATCGAAGCCTCTTCTTGGGCTTCTCTCATTGCTGTTTGGAGGGGTTGCTCACCAGGATCTATTATGCCTTTGGTCAGGTCTATCTTACCGGTATGTGTAAGAAGACAAACAACATCGTGGTCTCCTTCTTGTTGTTTAACAATCACAATTCCGGCAGCTGGCAAGTAGTTCATTTGTTATCTCCACAATTTATAAATATCATCCAACCTTGTCAAATCCTACAAACTTTAAATTGGTGATTTGTTTTTTCGCAGGCTTGCAAAGGTCTGTGGTTAAATACTTCATTGCAGAATCACACAGAATTGTAATAACATTTTTATTACTTTTTGATGCGACAGAAAGCGCAGCCCAAATGTTAGCACCTGAAGATATTCCGACTGAGAGGCCTTTTTTGTTTAGCATTTGTGCCACAACAATAGCGTCTTCGTCATCTACTCTTATTTCTCGGTGAAGAGACTTTAGCTTTAAAATTTCTGGCACAAAGGAGTCACCAATTCCTTCTATTCTATGCGTGCCTCCGTTTTCCTCGTGATTTAGGGGAAAAACCGGATGAGACTTAAGATTGATGTTCTCCATCTTAAGAACAGCAGACACACCCATAATGGTGCCTCCAGTTCCGGCGCCGGCTACGAAAGCATCCGGGCGCAGACCAAGATCTGCAAAAGCTCTTGCTATTTCTGGTCCCGTGGTCTCTCTATGTGCCTCAATATTTTGCCAGTTCGAAAATTGTGAAGGACAGAACACACCGTCGGACTCTGCATCTCTTGCAGCCATTTCCATCGAACCTAGGAAACCGCCTTGATCCTGCGTTACTTCTACTACTTCTGCGCCGTAAAGGCGCATGAGAGCTTTTCTCTCTTCGCTCATCCACTCCGGCATGTAGATTCTGACTGGGTGTTGTAGAAAGGCACCCATTGCAGAAAAAGCGATTCCAGTGTTTCCGGAGGTTGCCTCTACAATTAAATCACCAGGATTCAAATCAGATGATGTATATGCGCTGCGCAGAATCTTAATCGCCATGCGGTCTTTTATACTGCCTGAAAAATTGACTGCTTCGTATTTGGCAAAGACGCAAACGGGTTTTTCGTCCATTAAAAAGTCAAGCCTAAGCAGCGGAGTTTTTCCAACCATAGACTCGATCTTAGTTAACTTTTTTTCTAGGTCAGGACTTAAATCCCTCATGAATCATTTCCAAATCTTGCTTTTAAATTTTTCCCAGGTCGTAGCGGGAGAAGAGGATGCCTCTCCCTCTAGCCTAAAGGGGTTTCTTCTTTTTTCTTTTTTGGGCGTCCTCTTTTAGGCTTTTCTTCAGCGGATTTCCTAAGATTTTCATTTTCTTTTTTAAGTTTTTTCAAATCAGTTTTTAGTGCAGCTATCTCATTAGATTTTTGCTGCATTCTCTCTTTTGCACTGCTAAGCTGAGATTGTACCGCGTCTCTTTCACCCGACACTTTTTGAATAGCTTCGATTGCAACGTTTAGTTCATTAGCAAGCGCGTCAAGGGTTTTGTTAACTAGTTCATCTAGCTGTGCTATCATCTCTTTTTTCTGGCTTAAAACAGGCAGCATGTGCTCAGACGCCGAAGAATATCCCTGTTTTCGACCTTTCTCAAAAGCATCATTTTTAACGAGAATCATCCACTCAGTAGACGTGTCCACAATAGTTTTTGTTTCAGCAGCTTCTCTATTAGAGTCAACAGCTGTCTGTATAATATTTTCTGACTTATCAAAACTGCCTTCTATTGTTCTTTTAGCAGAGCTAAATGTTTTTCTGAATTCGTCTATTCTCTCTTTTACCTTTTCGTTCATGTCTTACCTCGTATACATGTCAGCAATTGCAGAAGCAAATGCGTCAGGTTTTGTAATGCACTTAAACCCGCAACCTTTTACCATACCGACCATCTCATCGTAAAATCTGTTTGAGTCATATCTCTCGTCTGGGTTAATGTCAACGTGCACAGTTATGTCTCTTCCAGACAGTTCTTGAACCTTTGAAGCGATATCAATTGAATCAAGAACCTCCATTTGTAATCTTTTGTAAAGTGTTTCTGGAGAGCTTGGTTTCTTCATGCGCCAAAAAACTATGACGCCTTTGCCTGGCTCTCTGAAACATATTGTAGTGATTAGCCTAAACTTCTCACCGCATAGGCATGAGTCACTACCTACATGCACATTGTACTTGGCGACGCTAAACTTTTTAATTTTTTCTGCAATGTCAACTTCAGACCCAGAAAGCGTCTTCCAAACACCTTCAATCATCTTCTTGTTCTTTCGATAAATTGTAAAACTGCTTAGCCTCTTGATATCTCATGTAGTAATACGCAAAACAAACTGGCCACGCATATGTTGCAGGAGTAACTCCGATAAGAGCTATATCCAAAACAAACATCAATGCAAAAAAAGCTAGCGCGACTTGGTAAAACAAAAGAAATCCATTCACTATAACAACTCCTAGGATAAATCACCTAGAAGTAATTAGTAAGTTTTTAAAATTTCTAACAGGTCATCAGGGTTTTTGACAGCATGACTACTACTGCACTTTGCAGCGATTTCCCAATCATTTCCGTACGGAACAATATTGTCACCAAAGAACACGCAATCATCTGGCGACTCACTGATGTTGTTTAGGGCGTAAGTCTTGTCCCATCCGATCCTTGTGATATCAATTGATATTTGCCCACCCTTGCGAAAAGAAAGGCCGTACCCCTTGAATTCTGACTCAAGAAAATCGATGGCTTTGTCTCGATCACCTGACTTTTTATCCCATTTTACGTAGTCATCTCTTTGCTCAGTAGTGCAGTTTCTGCCGATTAAAGAAAAGTTAATTTGGCTTCCGCGCCATTCAACAAAAGTGCCAGTCTTGTATTTGGTGTGATTTTTTGCAGCGTATTTAAGAAGAACTGAGATTATGTGATTTAGGTCTGCTTGTGAGTAATGATCTGTCAGATCAACCTTATGGATCATTTCAGGCTCAAGCGATCCAAACTCATCATCGGGATCAAGATTAGTATTGTAAGCTACAGTTCCATTACAACAGAAAACCTTGTCAAACGATTCTAGTAAAAAGTCTAGGCCCATCTGCTCTTCCACTTTGACATAGTTAGATCCTGTCACTAGATACATCTTATATTTAGAACAAAGCCTTCTCAGTTCCTGTTCAACACTTTTTGTTAGTTTCTGCCTTGCAAGAGTTAAAGTTCCATCCATGTCAAAAATAAGTGCCTTAGTCAACGTCGGTATCCTCCACAATCGAAGCATCAACAGTAAGCATCAGGCCTGACACAGATGCAGCGTTTTCCAGAGCACACCTCGTTACCTTGACAGGATCGATAATTCCGGCTTCAATCATATCACCGAATGTGTCAGTCGAAGCATCATAACCTTGAGATCCATCCATCTCTGTAATCTTTGCCATTACAATTACGGGTTCGCCTCCTGCATTTCTTACAATTTGAGAAAGGGGCGCTTGGCAAGCCCTCTTAACGATATTTCTTCCAATAGATCTACCACTCACCCCCTTTGTAGTCTCGGATAGACTCGCAGCAGCGCGTACCAAAGCAACCCCTCCCCCAGGAACTATACCTTCTTCAATTGCTGCACGTGTTGCATTCAATGCATCGTCTACTCGGTCTTTCTTTTCTTTAACTTCGAGTTCAGTGGCACCACCAACTCTAAGTACTGCAACACCACCATTTAGCTTAGCAATTCGGTCTCTTACGAAATCTCTTTCTTGATCTGAGATTGTAAAGTCGTCAACGCGTCGGCGAAGCTCTTCTACCTTATCAGCTACTTCTTGGGTTCTTGTGTTGTCGCCCACAATAATCGTATTTGTTCGGCTGCAAACAACTTTCTTTGCTGATCCCAGATGTTCTGTCGTCACATCAGAAAAACTGATTCCCGTTGCATCTGATACGATTGTTGCTCCTGTCAGGGTGGCAAGGTCAGACATAAGATCAAGCTTGCCCGCGCCAAAACCAGGGGCGTTGATGGCACAAACCTCAAGGACACCTTTCATCTTATTGACAACAAGCCCTTGAAGCGCTTCTCCTTCGATTTCCTCACCGATAAACAAGATCGGACGTTTTTCTTGAACCACATTCTCAAGAACTGTTACAACGTCTGCTAAAGATGAAAGCTTTCTGGTCGTTAGAAAGATGTAAGGGTTTTTAAGCTCTGACGTCATTTTATCTGAATTGGTTGCAAAATAGGGTGAAACATACCCTCTGTCTACTTGCATGCCTTCAACGACATCTAATGTGGTGGAAAATCCTTTGGCTTCTTCGACAGTTACCACTCCTTCTCGGCCTACCTTTTCCACAGCTTGCGCGATCAACGCGCCAATGTCAGCATCTCCGTTGGCAGAGATAGTTGCAACTTGAGCAATTTTATCCGTGTCTTCTACAGAATCAGCTAGATCTTTCAAGTAAGACACTATTTCCTCAACAGTCTCGTCAATACCTGTTTTGATATCTGTGGAAGAGTAACCGCTAGCAAGCATTTTTAACCCTTCTGAGTAAATTGATTGCGCTAGAGTTGTAGCTGTAGTCGTGCCATCACCTGCAACATCGTTAGTTCGAGATGCTACTTCCTTTACCATTTGTGCGCCTAAATTATGAAAACGCTCCTTGAGGTTAATAGCTCTAGCAACAGATACACCATCTTTGGTTACGGTTGGTGGGCGGTCAGGATGCTCGATAACAACGTTTTTGCCCTTAGGTCCGAGTGTAACCTTGACTGCATTAGCCAGGATATCTACGCCTTCCATAAGACGCTGTCTTGCATCGTCATTAAAAACGACCTTTTTATTAGTTTCGTACTTCATTTTAGTCTCTTAAAATCCTTCTGGACGTAGCCTCTAGTAGGCTAGTTGGCACTTCAACAACTCTTCTGTTTTGTGTCACCACGTCAAAAGCAACAAACAAGTCCCCTTCTTTCATAACAACTTCTTCTTTTTTAATGACTTTGTTCTGCCTAAGAATGTTTATGACATCATCGCTTAAGTACTTCATTACATCCCTCTTTCAATTATTCTATTGGGTATAATCCAAATTTTATTGTAACTTACGTTATATCTTGTAGCCAAAAGCTTTGCGTATATTTCGTGCGTCTCATCGCTCATTTTGCTTTCGGCATCTATCATACCCATCTTAAGAACCCGGTTGTTGTGTTCAACTAGGATTCTGTATGAAAGTATGCTGCCTGTATAAATTTCTTGCATCGGTATAACATTCAATACTATTGTATGAAAAAAGCCAAGAATAGTAAATGCTAATTTTGAATTTTAGGAACCCAATGTGTGGTTCTGCCATCAGCTGTTTTTTCTCTTACGACAGGATTGCCGCTCGGATCAAACTTTTTGCCATAAACAAGGAATCGATCAGTAGCGTTACCGACCTCTCCGTAAAAATCAGCGTAAGACTTGATAGTAGCACCTCCTGATTCAAAAGAGTTTACCAACACAGATCTTGTAGCTTTGTTTAAAAGTACTATCTCATCTGACGATAGGTCACTGACTACTCTGTTTGGACTGACTTTTGCAAGATAGAGCGCTTCTGCCTTAACATAGTTTCCAACTCCGGACAAAACGGACTGGTCCATCAAAGCTTCTGCGATCGTTTTATTGTGCTTTTTTGCCAGGCGCTCAGCAAACAACCTGTTCGGGCATTCCTCAGCCAAGAGGTCTGGGCCCAACGAGTTAAGCTTCTCAACGAGAGACTCTTTTCCCTGGACAAGCTTTAGCGTTCCAAAGTTACGCTGATCATTAAAGTACAGGTCGCCTTCATCTAGACAAAGCTTTACTCGGCTATGCTTTTTAGGTTCAGCAGACCACGAGCCTGTCATTCCTAAGGTGTTCCAGATGCTCCACTGGTTGTCGAGCAAGAAAAATATAAACTTTCCGTGGACGCCGGCGCCTTGGATCTTTATCGGAAAGTCATCTTCAAACTTTTCAATGTTCTCAATCGGTTTTTTAGTGTATCTACCTGACACTATCTCTATTGACTTGATTACTTTATTGGACGTTCTCTCAGCAAGCTGGAGCGCCATTCTTCTACATTCTGGTCCTTCAGGCAAATCGTTCTCCTTCCAAGATGTCTTCAAAAGTCTTGATGAACTTGCTCCAAGGCTTTTCTTTTAAGACAGAACCAAACTCCCAACCCTCAAATGCTTCTTTAATGACTTCTGTGTTAAGCTGGGGCTCGACAACCTGAATGTCATCGATTTCACTCTGCGTAAGCGCATCAATCCTGATTAGGCTCAAGTTTCTTAAAAAATGAGCTTCCCAGCCAGGATCCTCAAGCTTTTTCTCAAACAGTACAGGATCTCGAACAATCTTTTCCGCTGTCTTGTCACCGTGCCGTGGAATGCCGGGAACATTATCAGTAGCATCTCCTCTAATTGCCTTCCACTCAAGATAATCATAATCAGGCGGTTGGACGAAGTCTTTTTTGATCGGGTGATAAAGCTTGATATGTGGGTTGTCATTCGTTAGCAGCTGAATGAAATCAGAATCACCTGAGGCGATGGTTACGTCATCTTCCTTATGTAGCCTTGCGTAGTGGGCAATGATGTCGTCTGCTTCAAAATCGGGATGGCGAACAATAGAGAACGGGAATGCCTGGTAAAGCAGCTCAACGCATTCATCTTTCTGTCTAAAAAAATCCTGCATGGTTTCCCACTTCGGATCAGATTCATCGATCTTTCGATTTGCCTTATAGTCTCCGTCTAGCTGTATTCTTTTCTTTGGGCTGCCCTCAAGCACAAAATATACTTTGTCAGGTGCATGCTTTTCAATCAGGGGCCTGAGAGACCTGAAGAACATGTATGTGATTGAGTGTGCGCCACGATTATATCCTGCTCGAGCGCGGTGTATGAGATTATGACCGTCAAGAATGAGTACTTTCATCCTACCTCCTGTGATTCTATTATACTCACAAAAGGTGCAAATTACATTTTAGTTTTGCGGTGCTGCGACAGGATTTTCTAGGCGGACGACACCCTTGAGGTTTCTCACGTTTTTCAGCATATTTTCAACAAAAACAGCATCACCACCAGATCCTTCAACAGGTAGATAAGATATCTCAACTGGTACTTTTGATCTATTTCCGACCTTCTTAATTGCATCTCTCTGATAAACAGTTGACACACCTTCCATAACTCGGATACGAGTGAGAATGTTGTTCAGGAGGTAGGAGTTGTCATAGACCAGAATGTAAGTTTTAGACGGCGTATCAATGATAGTTCTACGAGAATTCTGCTCATTAATCTCATGTCTTACAATGCTTCTAAATAAGTCTTTCATTTGGACACTCCGATATTAAATATTCTGCTACTAGGTATTTTTTATCTCTACGCCGGATTCGCCTAGAGAAATAGTAAACTTACCTGCATCTTCTCCTGCTGTGATAATAGCATTAGCAAGAGCGCCCTCGACATGCTTTTGAGTCCATCTTCTAATCGCTCTAGCACCTACAGTCGGATCATAAGTTTCTTTAGCAACTTTGTCATACATCTGAGCATCGAACTCGACCTCGATACCTTTTTTCATAAGTCTACGCTTAATATCATCAAGGACATTCTTCGCGATTCCTGAGAGGTTTTTCTCTGCGAGAGGATTAAAAACTGCGATGTCATCGATTCTGTTTAGGAGTTCAGGACGATACTTGGACTTAAGTAGATGCATGACTTTTTCACGCGTTTCTTCTGTGATATCACCGTCCCTCTCAAGCGCTTCAAGAAGCATGTGAGATCCGATATTTGATGTCATGATCACGACAGTGTTCTTAAAATCAATTAGGCGACCTTGACCGTCGGTAAGACGACCGTCATCCAAAAGTTGAAGTAAAACATCAAAGACTTCTGTGTGTGCTTTCTCAATCTCATCTAAAAGAACAATCGAGTAAGGTCTGCGTCGAACAGCTTCTGTGAGTTGTCCACCTTGCTCGTAACCGACGTATCCTGGGGGCGCGCCGACCATTCGAGAAACTGTGTGCTTATCACCGTACTCAGACATGTCAACTCGAACCACGTGATCGTAGTCATCAAACATAATCTTTGCCAGGCATTTTGCCAGCCATGTCTTACCCACACCTGACGGACCTAAGAACAAGAACGATCCGATTGGTTTCGTCTCATCTGATAGGCCGGCTCGAGATCTAACGATCGCATCGGCAACAGCCTTGACTGCTCTTTCTTGTCCCAGAACTGTGTTGTTCAAGTGCCCTTCAAGACCAGCGAGCTTCTCTTTCTCAGACATGCTCAAATCTGCTGCAGGAATACCAGTCCAGGCGCCGACGACCTCAGCAATCTCCATTGGAGTGATCTCATCTTTCATCATCTGTGAATTTTGGCGTGCAGCTTTTACAGCGAACTCAGCTGTGGTCAACTCTGCGGTTGCCAGTACTTTATCAACTGTTGTTAGTCTCTGCAGACCTACAGCATCACTGCTAGCTTGAGCGTCTTGGATCTTAGCTTCGATATCAATCAGTTTAGATTTCGCATCTTTAAACTTATCCATTGCGGCTTTTTCAGCATCAAACTGACCTTGTAGAGCATTTCTCTTTTCCTTGGCACCCGCAAGCTCTTTTCTCATTTCTGATAGCTGTTGGTCTACTCCGACTTCTTTCTCCAAACTCTCAATCTCAACTTCTAAGATCATTACTTTTTGATTTAGAGATTCCAGTTCAGGTGGAGCTGATGTATTGTCTGCTCGAACTTTGGCAGTTGCTTCGTCAACGAGATCGATCGCTTTGTCAGGTAAATTTCTAGATGGAACGTATCTCTCACTTAATTCTACTGCAGAGATCAGAGCTGCGTCTCGAATCTGCAAACCATGATACGCCTCATAAGAATCTCTAAGCCCTCTAAGCACTGCCATAGTTTGACGTGTTGTTGGCGGTTCGACATAGACTGTTTGAAATCTACGCTCGAGTGCAGTGTCTTTCTCAATGGATTTTCTAAACTCATCTTCAGTTGTAGCACCTACAAGCCTGACTCCACCTCGATCCAAGTAAGGCCTAAGCACAGCTGCGATCGAAGAGTTTGAGTTATCGTCTGGGCAGATCATGTGGATCTCGTCTATGAACAATATAACAGGAATAGTAGCTTGCTCAACTTGATCAAAAATTGCTGCTATTTTCTCTTCTAGATCTCCGCGGTGCGAAGCTCCTGACAATAGAGACGACACATCGAGCTGGAGCAGTTTGGCACCTTCGAGGTGTGAAGGAACATCTCCACGATGGATTCGATGTGCCAGCAGATGAGCGATCGCGGTTTTACCAACTCCAGGCTTGCCTATGATAACAGGGTTGTTTTTAGTTCTGCGACACAAGATTCGAATAACACTTCTAATCTCATCTTCTCGACCGATAACAGGTGGAATCTTACCTAAAGCAACCTCAGCGACCAGTTCTCTACCCGAATTGAAAAGCAGCTTTAAAGATCGACCTTCTCGGCGATTCTCAACTTTCTTGCCTTGACGCTGGATCTCAATCTCTTTCTCAACTGCTTCTTTCGTGACTCCTAGCTCGAGCAAAAATCTGTGTGCGGGTTGAGATTCAGCAGGCTCAGAAAACATCTGCAAAAACAAGATAGAAGAACTAGCAAATGCGTCACCTTTGGATTTAGCTTCAAGTTGTGCACGATCCAAGACACGAAGCAAGCGAGGAGAGACTGTGAGTGTGTCCTCGTGTGCGTTTGTGCTCGGCATCTTCTTCATCCTTGTCAAATGCTCGTTAAGCTTTGCCCTCAGCTGCTCTCGGTCAACTGATAGCTTTGCGAGGATTGATCTAACAGGGCTGTCCTCTTGCTGAATCATGACGACTAGCAAGTGCTCAGGATAGGGCTGTGGATGGTCTAATTTTTTAGACAGCTTCGATGCAGACTGTAAAGCTGTGGCGGCAAGATCAGTAAAATCTTCAATGAGCATGTAAATCTCCGATTACATGACTACGTATGGTACGAATTAAAATTTTACTCGAGCACGAGTGCCGTCTTCTAAGATAAACACGTTCTCTTCTTCAGTCATTTCAAGTTGCTCAGCAACTGGATTTTCAGAAACTTTTCTATCTAGCGAACCGGCGCCTAAGTTCGCGTTAAGCTCTTTGGACCTATTGACAACTTGATCGCACATGTTCGTGATGTTCCGTGTCACGTTCTCAATAAGCAGAGACTTCACTTCTTCAAGATCTTCGTAAACGTCACCTTTTAAGCGATTTAGATCAATAGGATCAGCGTTTTCTTTGTGACACACAAGGTAAGTCACTTCCTCGCCTTGCAAAGTCTTTCTCACGACTTCTTCTGCGACGATAACAGGAACGATCTTGAGTTTGTCGACCATCACCACGTAAAGGGTTTGGCCGACAGAGTACCTCTTATCTGCCACGAATGGCCTCGTTCAGCTCATCTGTGCAAACGAGAACATTGTCCTGGTTTCCTTGAGTGCGCTGATACACGGAAAGGTCAAGGCGGGAGAGCTCTTCCAAGAGCTTGGTCTCCTCGCGATGACCTCCGTAGGTATCGTAGATTTTTAGCAGTCTTTTTATAGTAGTCGGGTGTAGTCGCATTTGGCGTCTCCTTACCCAATACTATAATCAGTAAAGAACCAGATGTTTATGGCGCTTGAACGTATTTCACACCTTTGTACATGATAGAGTGCTGCGGCTCGTCTTGCTCTTGCATGGAATGCATATCTTCTTCCATTTCATGAGCGCCTTCTTCCATGTCGTCTTCGAGCATGGGGCCAGACATGTGAGTGTCTGCCTCTTCCATTTCGTGCTCGCCTTCTTCCATGTCTTCATGAGCGCCTTCTTCCATGACTGGAACGAGCATGTACTTCATTGCGCCGTGCTTGCCGTGCATTTCCATATACATGTCGCCGTCCATCTCATAGAGAGTTGCTTCATCAGCGGAGTGCATGCCTTCTTCCATGTCACCATGTGCCATCTCTTCCATCTCGGCAGGATGCATGCCCTCTTCCATCTCGTCTTCCATGCAGTGAGCTTCTTCCATCTCATCTTCTTCCATGGGTTTGGCGCCGTGATGGCCTTCCATTTGAAGAATGGTTACATCTTCTGCCATGACTTTTTTCTCGATGCCGTGCTTGAACTGTACGTCGTACCATTCTACATTGCCTTCGTCATCAGGAAGTGCATGGGATTCGTAAACTGGCTTGCCGCGTCCCCATACTGGGTGCTCGACGACAACTGCACAGTTGTGATCCTTGCTGTGGCAAAGTGCTCTAAGCTCATCATCGGTGTATCCCTCTGCAAGCTGTCCATCATCGAGGTTATCCAAGTTCAAAGCGCCTTCGGCGACCATCTTGCGAATGGTGCGGCGAACGGCTTGACGAACTTCGGACTCGTTCTGTTCTGCTTGGCGAGCTTGAGCGGACTCATTGAGTGCCTCTGCTTGCTCACGAACGATCTCGTGACGAACTTCGGAAGAAGCCAATCCAGCGAGAGCTGCTAATCTGTTTGCGCTAAAATCCATCTTAAAATCTCCTTGTGTACACAAAAGATGTGCTGTCAAACGTTATTAAGTATGACACAACATATCATTTATACCACAGATTGTAAATCAAACGAGTACTTACCGGGATCTGTGAGCCAATACTGTTTTCTCTTCAAGAGGCGGTCCAACTTCTTCCGAAGGATTCCGTGCTCCCGTTCGATCCGTTTATTGAGCTTCTCAAGCTGCTTCGGTGCGGTGATAGTCTTAGTCTTGGCTGTGACTTGTTCGGTGACGGTGTCAAACTTGTCTCGAGCGGCTTGTGTGAGCCCGTCAATCTTTTGAATCTCGAGCTCATTCTTGTTGATCACGTCGCCCCAGAGAACAGTACATTTCTTCATGCCTTCGTGTTTCTTCATGGCAACCTTTCCGCGGGACCCCGGGGAAAGGGGCCTGAAGTCATCTACTGTCAAGCCTTCAAAAAGCAAAACAGTAAACTTATCAAAACTGGGGGAAGCAATAAAGTACAGGTAATCAAGAGATTCCTTTTGCAAAAGAGTCTCATAGTCCGATTGAAAACTGATCGCACCTGACTTGTTTACTGTCGTTAGTTTGCACTCGATCTCCTTGTCAATGTCACCAATGTAAACATCGGGCATTCCTGGAGCACCGTCTGAGACAACATTTTCGTACTTCTCTTGCAATGTTCTCGCAAGAAACTCTTCTTGAGCCATCGACATAAAGATGTTTCTTCTACCTAAGTTAGACTCAAGATTCATGTCAAACTTACTAAAGCTTTTCTTTAGATCTCCGTAAAAATTGACCATAGACGTAAGAGTCTTTTTAATGTCGTCTCTGTTGATATACAAGGTTTACTCCAAGTTAGTTTTTACGTTTTGAGTAATTTGCTGGCCTGCTGCAATAGCATCTGCCATAGGTTGCAAGCCTAGGGAAACTCGAACTTCATCGTAGAGCTCTGGGCGTAGACTGGCCTTAAGTACACCCATATCTGCATACTGGTGCATGTCCCATTCAAAAACAGGTAGCTCTTCACCGTCGGGGCCTGGCTCAACTTCTCCCGTGTCTTGAGACTCAAAGATGTAAAGAAGGGATGGCATCGTCTCGTCCTTCGGGACTTGAATGAAAGGAAAGTTGCTCGCTGCACCTTCCGCAGACTCCTCATACATGATCTCTGGAACCCAATTATTTCTTTTGTTAGACATTCTAGATCTCCTTGTCAATTAAATGTCAATTGTAAATTTATTATACGCTCAAAATAGAGAATGGTTAACAAGCTTTAGAACGGGATAGAATCGGGTCCCACGAGAGCGTACCAGATACTTTCTTTGTCGGAGTCGGGTAAGCTATCGGGTAATCCGCTAATAAAGCTTTTCTTATCTCTGCTTGCCATCCATTCTCGCATTTTCTCACCTCTAACGTTAGCAGTTTCACTCATATTGACCGGTCTTCTAAAGACGTTTGTGTCGACAAAGCTATCGGGCAAAGCCTTGGATAAGGATTTTTCATTGTAGCGTTCGATGTCTTTAGGATCCGAGTAGATATTAAACACGTCCGAGGAATTGCATTCTGCAGCATTCTCCAGCATCTCGTAAACCTTTCTAACTGGAGCGTAGCCTGCGGGCAGAAGTTCTAGGTTGTCTTTGGCATTTTCCGGTAAAATATGAACCAAGTGATCTTTCCAAACCTTTTCCATTTGGGCACCTGTCACCGGAATCTGCTTAGACCTTTTTCTATCTGTAAGAGAAACTATCACATAAACAACATCATTTTCTTTGCAAGCGATCTCAACCATGCGATGGTGACCCTTATGATAGGGTTTGAATGCACCTGCTACGATTCCGACTCTCATTACTTGCTCCAATCTTTGTTTAGACCTAAAACTTGATTTAGCGGGGCGAAAATGCCTGTCAACTTATATGATTGACTGTCAAACTTAAAAACAACCCCTTCTTGTGAAGAAGTAATCTGAGTGCTTTCGACCAACTGATCTGCGCATTTTTGCAAAATCTTAACATCACGATCCGAAGCACGACTAGATGCGACTGCCAAAGCTTTCTCGTACTCATTTTGCAACCTTTTAACTTCTGCATCGTGATTTTTAACAAGGTTAGATGCAGTGTTATCTAGCGCGTGAAAAGCAACTTTACGAACTACTCTGACGATAGGTGACAAATAATCTTCTCTGATTTGCTTTCTACGTTTCATGATATCACGAAGCGATGTCTTGAGAGAAGGATTCATTCCTTTTGTAATAGAAGGTGCAGGTAAAGCACCTTTTTCATCAAACATTCTTTCCATGACAAGGCTTGTGTAGTCATCGGCTAGATTAAGGTGAGCCAAAAGATCTTCTTCAATCTTTTTAGCAACGAAATCCTTAAGTGTTGCATTATGGTGCAAGTCTGAAGTAGTGCAAGCCTCATCAAGAACAGTCACAGCTGACGTAAACTCATCGTAGGTCAACTTGTTGAGATTTGCCTTGAAGGACGTGCCGATCTTCCAGGTTAAGCCTTGCACATTGACAGTAGGAGGTAGTGAGTCTGTCAAAACCTTGAACGCTTGAGCGTGTGCTTTTGTTGAGATAGCATGGCCTGTCTCTGCATCTCGAGAACCCGTGCCATCCCAGTGAAAGATTAGTGCGCACGTATCGTACTTAATCACGTTAGGATTGTCGGTGTGAATGATCTCTGCAGAGTACCAGGTATTACCACCAAAGACGCGGTCGATCTTATCGGCAGACCAGCCAGAAAACAACTCGGTTGCAACCAACGCAGCATCACGAAAAGTGATGTGTACTGGACCTCGACCCGCAAAGCGATTATCAATATCTTTAGAAGAAACCTTGCCGTCTTTGATATCAGTTAAATTGCGTGCGAACCAAGGCGTTCCGTTTGCATCAACATGAAGGAAAATATTCTGGCCATCGAACTTTTCACAAACAGAATCAAGCTCTCCGTTTGTAATTTGAGCAAACATTGCTTTTAGATCCCTAAACCTCAAGCTGAGGTTATCGTAAGGATGCATCAAGTGACCGTGAACTGCGCCCATGTTGTATCTCCTTTGGTATTATTATACACTAGGAGATTTGATTTACACAAAAACTACTCTTCTGAGATTATTACTTTTTTCTTTTCTTCTTGATCAGCTTTTATTTTTTCTAATCTGTCACGAGTTTTTCTAGCGCGTTTAAGGCTGGCTCTGAGGTGTCTTACCGCTTGAGAAAGAACATATCTTTCCCGTTCTCTCATTCCACGACGATCTCGAATTGAAACAAGCTCCTCAAGATCCTTCTCAACTTCTTCGATATACTGCTCAGACGCGAACTCTACTTTGTTTCCTTCGCGTGTTCTTCTAAGTTTTGTCTCAACAAGTGATTTCGCCTCTTGGCGAATGATCTCTCTTAGCTTATCAATCGAATCAGACATCGTATCTCTCGCTATGGTTCTTCTACTTTCTCTAACGTTCCGTTATCAAATGCAATTTTAAATGACTCTAAAATATAGTTTTTAATATCTCTTAACTGTACTTCTTCTTCTGTTTTACTGGCCCAATCGCAAACTCTATCAATGAATTGCTGGGTGTGATCGACCTCTAAAGTTCCGCCGTTAGGCAGATGAATTGTAGTCTTTTCCAAGTTTACCTCACTTACTGTGCTACTTTAATCGGAGGAGTCATATCCTCAGGAGATGATGCGCGCTTTGGCGCTGGCTGGTCTGTGTCTTGCTTCTTTTCTTTGCTTGCAACAGCTTTTGCAGTTTTATCAGAAGCTTGCATTACAATCTCTTCATCAGGCGATTCAGCCTCAGAAGCTGGAACTCCATCAACAATCACATCTGAAAGCCCTTCCAGAAACTCAGAAAGCGCCAGGCGCTCAACAGGAGAAAGCTTGTTAAAGTAATCATCAAGATTATCTCGGACCTCCCTGTCTTTTAATGACCTTCCGCTTCTAATTTGGTTAATCGAGTAAAGAATGTTCTTCAGGTCGACCTCGTCTGGAGTCTTTGGCTTGTCTGGAGCGCGGTCAGCTGCAGGTGGTCGTTGCATGGGATCTTTTTCTGCATCCTCTTCAGATTTTTCTGCAGCCTCGGGTTCTTCCTCAGCAGACTCTTCATCAGCAGGCTCTTCTTTGGCTTCTTCTTCGTCTTCTTCTTGCTCCTGCATTTTCTTATAAAGCTCAAGCTGTCGTTTGCGCTCTTCTTCGGCAACTACATCCTGAGCGTTTCTAACGCTTTGCTCAACAATGCTTTCTAAAAAAACTCTGAGTTGTTCTCCGGTTTTCAATACTTCTTTCATTTCTTTCTCCACACAGTGCGATTCTGAGGGCGCTCTCTATAAAGTTTGTTGTAGGTTTGTTGCGGTGTGTCTTCACCTGTGCCTACTCTCTCTTGCATTCGCTTTTTGTTTTCTTTCTGGCGGCGAATCTGATCGTCGATAAACTTATCAAACTGGGTCTTTTGAGGTTTTGCTACCTCGGGCTTCTTCTTATCTTTTGACATTTTTATTCTTCCTTTTTGGGGCTTTTACTATCAAGATAGACACATCATAATTATCTTCAGAAAAAGTGTTTGCTTTACAAGACCACTGGGCACCCTTAACATTTTTTTCCAAGATAGTATTTTCACTCACCATGATGTTTAAAATATCAGGCTTTTCATCAGAGAATATTCCAGATATATCATGTGAGAAACAAGAACCCTCTATGTCGATTAATTCTGACGTCTCTTCAAGAGATTTGACGTAAATTTTAGACCCTGCTATCTCAACAACAAGATTGCCGTTGTCATCCGCAGCTGGATCTACTAGTTGTTCGGGCCCTATCTTTCCTTGCAAGCTTTTTGAGATAAAGAGCCTGTCTTCATTAATCATTTCCACAACGTCACCTGGCTGTATCCATAAAAATTAAATCTGCTAATCGTGCTAAATGATGATCTGACTCTGTGATAGTATTAAGATCTTTTGTGTAAATTTCAACATGAATCTCATTCTCATCGATTGTCATTCTAGCATGATGCTGCATTTGATCCTGCTCTTCCATAAACTCTATCAAAAAGAGCTTACGATGTTCAGGTGAAGAAAACTTATAAGATTTTAAAAGCCTTCTTGGAGATTCTACTACTTCCCAATCCACACGAGAGGGTGAAGCATAAACAGGTAAAGAATCAGGCATTGTGGTCATCCCTTGTAAAAAATCAGGAACTTTTCTTTCAGGAACATCAGCTCTTAAATTATCGCTTATTTCCTTGAGGAGTGACCGTTTCAAGTTTAGTCCTCCTGCGGGCTTTCAAAACTCGGAATAGAAAAGTCTTTTCCAATTTGTTTTGCAACTTCTTTTTTGTTCTCGCCAGACGTAAGAATCCTGACTAGTTCATCATAGCCTTCTTTGTCGCCTCGAGCAGAAAGCCCCTTGACAGCTAATTCCAGAGCTGTCTTACCATTGTCTTTGTTAAAGTGAAACTTTCTCATGCTTTTTTCAGCGCCTGGAAAACTATCTCTAACTGCGAGGTAGTAGTGAACAAGCGAAGTGTAATCATCAAGCAGAGTTCCACCTTCCTTGGCGCCTTCTTCGTTTTGACGCATATAATTTAAAACATCAGCTGCGGCATCTGGATCAAGCTCTGGCATCTTGCCTGCTTTTTTAACTTCTTTCTTAAACTCAGCAGACCAGGGAAGAGAAGCAAGCAAGAATTTTTGAATTGGTTTTGCTTCTACTGGAACATCTTGAGTTATTGAAAGAAGTTCTTCTTGGAATTTGTCAGCTCCCATAGCCAAACCTGCCAAGAACTTCATGAAACCAGCATCTCTAATGTTTCTGAATGCGCTGTTTGAAATTGATTTACCTACATCAAGCATGATGGGTGCATATTTTCCTCTTAGCGCTTCTGGCATATCCTTGTAAGTCATCGTTGGAAGAGACTCAAGTTCTTGCCCAAGATCAGACTTTATAAATTCTTCTTCGACGTCAATTACTTGATCTGGCGAGAGAAGTGTATCGAGCATTCTGTTGTCTTCGAGCTTGTCTATTTTTGCGATAAGCTCTTCGTCATCTGCGAAAAGCTTTTTGGCAATGTTAACTTTTTGCTCGTCAGATTTAGCAGTTAATTCAACTGCAACACGAGATTGCTCTGCACTGTGTTTTGCTTGAGCTTCTTTTTCTTTGCGCTGCTTCTCTCTTTGCGCCTTAGAAACTCTAGGCTGGTCACCTATCATTGCTGCTAAATCTGCATCTGGCTGCTCTTCTTCTTCGTCGTCAACCTGGCCTGTATACGCTGTTACTTTTTCTTTTGGCGGGACAACTGCATAAATTTTTCTACCTGGAGGCTGAGGTGCTTGCTTCTGCTCAGGTTCAGCGGGAACTTCTTCCTCCTCATCGTCCTCTTCCTCGCCCCTCATCTTGATTCTCTCAAGATCAGGATCGTCATATCCAACGCCCTTTGCTGCGTCAATATCAACAGTGTAGGGCATCATTTGCTCTACTATTGCTTCTAGAAGTGGAAGAATGTTGGCTTGCTCAGAAACGATATCTTGAGGATTCATCTCTGCACGTTCTTTAGCTATTCTAAGAGCTTTGTCTACCAGTTTTCTTATCGCTTTAAACACTGCAGGAATTAAATTCTCAGGCACATCAGAAAGTAATTTTTCTGCTGCCACCATTAACTCGTCATGGTCAGTTGGTTTATAGTTCGCATCTTGAACGGGTGGGCCTAAATCTTCTTCCCCAACCACTGGGTCTGCTTCAATAGGAAGCTGCATCATAGACGATCCATCAACAGGTGATGGGCTTATATCTTGCTCGAGCAGACTCTTAACAAGTTCTCGAACGGCTCTTTCTGTTACCTTAATAGACATTTAAATCTCCGGAGACAATCCAGTTATAAATATCGTTTCTGTCAGAAATAATAGCTACTTAACTTGATTAAGCGACCAAGCTGCTGCAACAGTCATCCCGACACCAGCAATTACGCCCGCTGCGATCCAATATCCTGTTCTGGGTTCCTTTAGCCTTCTTATCTCTCCTGTTAGAAAAGCTATTTGATCATTTTTGATACTTATGCGCTTTTTATTAAGCTCAGAAGAGACCCTAATCCTCTCAACAAGTTTAAGCTTTTCTGCATTGCACCAAGCATCTGATTTTTCTTGCTGTTTTTTTAATTTAAGATTGCATTTTTCGTCAGCAGAAGTTAGATTAACAATGACGCTTGGAACTGCGTCGGATCTAATTAAAACTCCGTCGCAAGCCGCAATTTCATCTTTCTTTATCGGCGAGATCTGTGCACACTCAGCCTGAACAACGCCAGGGGTGAGCAAAGACATCAAGCAGGCGAAAGAAATTAGTTGTCGCATGGCAATCCTGCAAGTGCCATAACACTTACAAGCCCGGGTAAAGCGTCACGAACATAAATTCCTGAGAACAGGGTGTTGGTTCTTCCGCCGACGTATGCAGTGGCGGCTTCCAAGTGACCGCTAATATCAACATCGTTAGCGTGATCTTCAGTAATTACCTGTAAAAGAACACCGGTTTCAGCATGCCCTGTTGGTTTTGGGCATGGAGAGTTGTTGATACAGCTCTGATAAAGTTCAACACCAAGATTTGTGCTTGGTTGCACGATAGCAGACCCCAAAACAATTCTACCTGTTGCACTGAGGAATCTCTCAAGGTCCTTGCCGTCAAAAGCTTGGATTGGTGATTGCTCGCATGCAAGGCGCAAAAGCTGCCAGAACATTTTAGCAAATGCTTTATTCGCAGCAGGGTAAAGACCGAGAACTCCTACCTTGCCACGGAAAGAGTTTAGCTGGCGCTCGTTGTCAAGCACGATGTGAGGGTTATCTGCAACGTCTGCCTCTAGTGACTTAGCGTTACTCTTAATAGTTGCGTTTAACTTCTCTTGAGATGTGGGTGATGTCACAACATAAACAACTTTACCAGATGCTTCATTGATCTCAAGAAAGCGCTTAAAAACAGGATCCAAGATTGCTGCAGAAGAACCAGTCCCTCCGCCGCCACCTGCACAAACGAAAAGCCAGTCAACCTTGCCAAGCCTAGTGCGCAGTGCATCTTCGACCAGTGCGCTGTTTTCATTGAGTACCTTGCGCCCGAGTTCAATGTTCTTTGCAACGCCATCAGCGCCCGGGAGTGCTAGCAAGTGATCCTTGTCGATTCCTGCTTGAAAATCCTTGTCTGTCGTGTTGATCAAAAGAGTCTTTGTAAAACCTAAATCTAAAAATCCTTTAGCAATCTTGCAGCCGCCGCCACCGACGCCAATAAAGGCACAATTAATTGCAGACTCAGCTTCGTTTTCAGGAAGAAGATTTGCAGACTCTTCCTGGTCTTCATAGTGGTCAACAAAATCAAATTCACTCATTGGTATACTCCATCCAATTTACTTTGCATTATATCTCTTACTTGTCCAAAGATAAACCCGTAGCTTCAGCTAATTTTTTAGCTAATTCTTCTGGGCTGAGACTTGTATCTTTGACTATTTTTTCTATTTGTTTTTTGGTTTTCTTATCAAGTTTTTTATTTTCTTCTGCGTACTTTTGATCGATCTCTTTTAAGGTATTTTTTAGATTCTTATCGATCTCTGCGTTTCTCTTAGCTAGCTCTTGATGTGCACCTTCGATTGCTTCAAGTTCCTTGTCACGAGCCTTCTTTTGCTCGTTTAAAATCTCCCAAGGATCAACGTCTTTACCGCGTAGCAAAAACAAAAGACCTAGCCCAACCATAAAAGCGCCAAAGATTAAAATGGTTGCTTTTGAAGAAACCCAAAGTTTCTTTACTGATTTTAACACAGACTTCATCTACCTTTCCATTTCAAAAACGCATCAATGGCCGCTTGGCCGCCGATATAAACAACAGAAAGGAAAGTCCACTGCTCTCCGGTAAGAAGCTCGCCATAAAGAAAACCACAAGAACAAAGCCACACCAAGAACTTTCTTGATATAAATTTAGAAACATGTTTGTCAACAAATGCTGGCATCATTTTTCCTCCTCATCTTCGTCATAAACAAAGCCGAGGAACTTCACATCATCACTGTCGTTACCCTTAGGAGAATTTTGAAAATCTAAAATTTTTAAAATTAAACTATTGGTCTTGCTTACTGACGAAATGAACTCCACATGCTTGTCTAGGCGATTATTAATTATCTCGATCGCATCAACAAGTGATTTAACTGTTTGTTCAAGAGTATCAACTTTTTGCTGCAGAGCTTGATTTCTTGATTTTTCTGACTTGTTTTTTCTCCCAAACATTTAGATATCATCCGGATCCAAGTTTGTGTCTTCGATGGCATCAAATATTGACTCAGCATCTGTGTCTGAAAGTCTTTCGATGTGTCTCTCACGCTTCTTTCTAGCTATGGTGTCTAAAACCCTGTGGGCAAATCCATCGCCTCTAACTACTCTTTGTGCGAAATCCTCAAAGACTTCTTGCATTGAGAGTTTCTTTCTAATGAGTTCTATTCTAAAAGCTGCGTGGGTCTCTGTCAAGAGCTTGACGTGGATTGATTTTCTGTGATCAAAATCTTTATATTTGCTCAATCAGGCCGCCGATCCTCCACCGGGTCCAGCGCCTTGCGCAGCTGGAGGTGGGACATCTGTGTCAAGAACTCTCTCGACAGCATCTTCGGGTAACTCAAGCCTATGTTCAGTGTAAAGAAGCTCTTTCATTTCATCAGCCGTTGCATCATCGTAGTTTTCTCTAACGTAGTTTTCTGCTCTCACAAGAATTACTGTTACAATATCTAAGATTCTATCAGGCATAGAAGCTAATCTGGCAACTCTCTCTGTAAACATTTGAACGTCCAGTTTAGGCTTTGACTCAGGAAGATCTTCTTCTGGGGCTTCTTCAGGTGCTTCTTCGGCTTCAGGCTCATCCTCCTGGTCAAGCACTTGATCAGGTCCTGGTGCAGCTTCAGGTTCTTCAGCTTGCTCGAGCAAGAAAGAAAGAGACTGCGGGAAATTAGCTTCACTCAGATCACCTTGGTCAGCACTGTCTGCGGCAACTGTATCGTACTTTATTAGAAGGGCGTCGATTTGAGCGTCAAGAGAGTCAGGTAAACCCTTCTCATCGTTGTCATCTTGCTCATTAAGGGTCTGCATAATCTCAAGTATGATATTTTTAATCATTTCTTCCATTGGTAATCTCCTATTTGAGAACCTGCGCAACTTTTTCTGCGCGCTCGAAGCGACTTTCAATAACGTTCCAATTTAATTCACGCATCATGTTTTGTGCGTACTCAGAAACATCTTTAAGATAGTCTTTATAATAAGCGTGCTGCCAAACATCCAGCACAATAACAGGTATGACGCCTACAGGAGATTGCAAGCTATGCAAATCCATCACGTAATTCATATAAGTTTGAGTGAAGATGTTATAGCCTGTGACTACCCATCCACAACGAGAAGCTTGTGCGCAAGCAAGAAAATCCATTTGCCACTGGTCAAAAGATCCAAAGTCTCTTTCTAGCCTCATGAAGGCAAGCGTATCCATAGTTATTTCACTTTGAAGATCGCCAATATTAGCAAAATACAGTTCGTGCAAATAAACTGCGTTTAAATTGTAAGTTTCGTCAATCTTCAACGATCTGAATAGTGAATGGTTGCCACTAGCGTTTGCACGTGAGACTGCATCAAGTTCAGCACTGATTCTGTTGAAATCCTTGACGTACTGCTCGTAAAGCTCGTAATGATTCTTTTTATTTGCCTGAGAAAGTGCTTCAGTTGACATAGCATAAGTCTTTGTTTGAGCGACGAGCGCTTCGTTTAAATCTTTACTATCTTCTGCAGTTTCGATCTCAAGTGTATCTTTAATCAATTCAGCAACTTCATTCTTTTTCATATCACTACTCTACCTTATAGTTCTTCTTAAATTCTTTCTCGCTGACGTGGAAGATCTGACCTGTTGGTGTTTTTAAAGATACACCTTTTTCAGTTTGATTATCTGCCTCAGAAACATCTTTTAAGTTTACAGCGCTGACGGTGTAAACCAATCCAGACTTCTTATCACACACTTTTAAGCCAGGAGAAATTGATTTTAAATCTATCTTTAGAGGTACCTTGTTCGCTTTGCACTCATCTTCTTGAGATAGCTTGCTTTTTTCCTCTTCGATAATCTGGAGAAGTCTCTGCTTTGTAAGTTTATTATTCACATTAACACTCCAGTCTGCGTATAAATATTCAGCAAAAACAGCATTTTCATTATGATGCACTGTACTGCCTTACCTTTACTCCTGCTTCTCGAAGAATATCTAGACCGCGAGGGTCTCTATACTCTTGATCGTATATCACTTCTTCGATGTTAGAATTAACAATCATTTTAGCACAATGAGCACAAGGGCTTAAAGTAATATACATCTTTTTTACTTTTGGATTGTTGTAATCTAGCTTGATAAGAGCGTTCTGCTCTGCATGTATAAAACCAGATTCACCAGGATGCTCTGATTCAGCTTTGTTTGGGCCGCCTTTATAGTTGCCGTTGTAACCTAAAGAAAGCAGTTGCGTGTTATCCTCAGTAACGATAATGGCACCCACTTTGTGCCTAGGATCATAAGATCGTTCAGCCACGTTGTGAGCAACCTTCATCCATACATTATCCCACTCGGGACGGCCATCCTCCTGATAGCCTGGACACGCAGGCTTGCTATCGCACCCGCAGTCATAACAATTTGGATCATCAGGAAACTTTGACATCTTACCAGAAATACATCAGTGAAAAGTTAGGAATAGGATGTATACCGAAGAAACGTGGCTTATGCTCAGCATAGCCAACCTGAACGGCAAGGGGAAGCTCCAGAGACAGCGCAAACTGCTTCCAGCGGCGCTCCAAGCCTACACCCGGCCCGAAAGAAAGTACAACACCTTCGTCCAGCGTTGATCCCAGGCTAATATCTCTGCAATTCACATTAGGTTCATCACAAACCCACTCAAACCGCTCATCGGTGTTGCGGCTGTAGAACGCAGCGACGCCGAGTGACCAGTAAGCACGACCCCAAGTAGTAGAGTTAAGTGTCTTAAAGTAAGTTCCGCCAAGAAAGACAGTGGAGTCAAAGTCATCTTCAACAATGGGCAGGGCTGAAACTTGCCAGCCGGTACCGTCCTTGTGCTGCTTGCTGTAGCCTAAACCTACACCATAAGTTGATCCAGCAACGAAACCGATCCGTTGCTCTTCTGCTTGTGATACAGCAGGTAACATCATCAAACTAAACATCAATAAATACTTCATAAAATTCCCTTTCATTCATCTTTGCTTTTTTAAGTAGACTTTTTCGATTTTTTCTTTGGCTTATCGAATAAATCCTCAATATTTTTTTCCCATGTAAATCCAGCAGCAGACTTATGGCCTCCGCCGCCGAATTGTTTGGCAATCTCTGACGCGTCTATGTTATCGTGGAAAGCTCTTAAGCTTACACGAATTTTCTTCTCTTCGTGATCGTGAAACCAAATAAGTGCAAGGTCACAATGAGGCGATAGAGCATTACCTATCTCCGACATCCAGTGAGAGGCATTAACAACAAGTGCTTCGTGACCTGCAAGCTTTCTTGGAATCGCTTTATCTGCAATCTTTTTAACAACTGTTTTTGAGTAGGCAAGAATGTAGCTGCCTCTTTTAACTGCGTCATCAAACACAGAGTCATCTTCAAACTTCTCAAACTCTTCAAACTCAAAAGGCACCATATCAAAAGCAGCTGCAAATTCCTTTGAATAAGGAAGATCCCATTTCCACAAATCTCTGTCTTCAATGTACTGAATAAACTTTGGAACTTCTTTTCCAGGATGAAAAAATTCCCATGTAATCACAGCGCCTGATTTCTCCATATTGAAAATTGCATCTGGGATATCATGCAGCTCGACCATTGCTGATTTGTGGTGATCAAGCACGACAAGTGCGTCTGCTTCTTCGATCATTTTCTTTGTTACAGCGTTCTTGAAGGAAAAGTCGCAAATAGCAACTTTCTTTCCTTTGACATCGGGAGGTATTTCTCCATGAGCACAAGCAATATACTCAGCTCTATTGCCTAAAAGACGCCAAGCAGCGTAAGCAGAACCAAATCCATCTGTGCAGTTCTTGTGATAAATTACAAGATCCACGTCTCTAGGGTTAGGTATCATTGTACTCTCTCTTGTTCATAAGTGGGTGGTGATCAAAACATCTTGGCTCATAAAGCTCTGATCCGCCCACTGCAATTTCGATGCCGTCGTTGTTCTTCTTATAAGTATAGTAAGCGTCTCTACCGCAGACAGGACAAACTGCTGGGCATTTCTCAATTTTTGTTGCCCAGGGCATCATCTTTTGAAGCTCATCAAAAGGGTTACAAGTTGCTGACATGTCTAAAGAAGAAACCACAACAGTTATTCCTCTCTGATAAAGCCAAATAAGCACGTCAGCAATGCCGCTAATCATAAATGCTTCATCTACTGCTACAACATCGTAATTATCTTCTGACTCTGCTAAGTGCATGATTATCTCAGCGGCATCATGTATGGTGTTGGCAGTTATCTTTCCACCATTGTGTGTTACAATGTCAGCTTGATCGTACCTGTCGTCCATCTTAGGCTTAAAAGCTAAAACTTTTCTGTTTTGATACTTGAACCTATCAACGACTGCCATGAGTCGTGTGGTCTTAGATCCAAACATAGGCCCAGTGAATATGATAAACTCAGGATGTCTCACTATCTATTTCCTCTTCACACCTCTTAGCAACTGCGTTAGCAATCTCATGTGCCAAAAATCTCTTTAAGCAAGGCGTTCGCACCAGCCAGAACCTACCTTTTCGGCTAAACACTTTCATTATAATCTTGTAAATGTCGTTGTTTAGTAGAATGCGCCTATGACGCCGCCTCATTTACATGCTCATTTCAATCTCAAGAGGTGGAACATCGTTATTCTTAAGATCTCTTACATGAAACTCATCCATAAGCCTGTCATAAATCTTATCACGGGCATAGCCTCGCGCTGAAGATGCTCCCATGTTAATGTCACGAGGAAGATCTCTGATTGCCTCTTCTATCGCTTTTTTGAATTTTTTTAAGTCATTAGCTTTTATCATAGTCCTTCTCTCTCAATCTCCATGATAGCATCAAAGTGAGCTGTAGCAATTTTTTCACACCATTCATTTGTCATCATTTTCTTGCACTCTGCTTTGTTTGTAAAAAATCCGTTTTCTGTTAAGATGGCAGGCATGCTGGTATGCTTCAATATATAAAATCCAGCAGTCTTTACGCCGCGATCTTTCCAGCCAGTTTGCATAGCTAGTTTATTTTGAAAGATTTGAGCAATACTTTCGCCTTTTTTACTACCTTTGCAATGGTAAGTTTCGATACCTGATGGGCTGGTCCAATCAGTACCAAAAGCATTTCCGTGAATTGATATGAGAACTCTAGGCATGTCTGATTCTAGCTTGTTAGCCCTTCTAACTCTTTCAGAAAGCTTAACATCGTTTTCAACTTCAGGCACTAAATTGTGATAGCAAACTTCAACTTCGTCTAGCATTCTCATTAAGTGCTTAGAAACATTCCTGTTAAAAATGTACTCTCTAAGCTGTGCTCCATCTTCAAAGAGAGGAGATCTTTTGCCTGGCGTAGATTCACCGTGACCGTGATCAATAATCCACATGTACCTGTTACTGCAATTCATAACTTTACCTTCGTTGTTCTCGCAAGAAGCTTCCTTCATTTCATTTGCGACAAAGCTATTTATCACGCCTTGCAAAATCTTAGTTAGCTGAGAGAATATGGGTCCCACTTTCTGCTGCTCCTGCTCCGGTCTGTTTTATAAACCTTGCTTTTGTGTGCAATTCACTTAAATTTCTGCTTCCTGAATATGAAAAGCCGCTTCTTATGCCTTGCATCAATATATTAATTATGTCTCTTACGCTGCCTTTATAAGGAACAGTGGTTGAAATACCTTCAAGAGAGCTAGCTCTGCCACGCCAATCAAACTGCGCTTCAGGGCTTGCCATGCCTCGATAAGCTTTTCTCTTTTGGCCGTCATTATAAATGATATCTCCTGGAGATTCATCTGTCCCAGAAAGCATCGAGCCCAACATAACGCAGTCCGCACCTGCAGCTAGAGCCTTTACGGCGTCGCCACTATTCTTAATTCCTCCGTCAGCAATAATTTTAACGTCTCGATCAGTTTGAGCGCAATCAAAGATTGTCTGGAGGCCTGGCACGCCATGACCGGTTTGAATTCGTGTACTGCAGATTGATCCTCCCCCAATGTTGCACCTGACGGCATTTGCGCCCCAATCTGAAAGGTCATTTATTCCTTGTAGTGTTGCAACATTTCCCGCAATAATACACAAACCGTCTCCAAGTGCTGACCTGAGTTTATTAAGCGCGTCTTTGACTAGTATGTGATGGCCGTGCGCCACATCAACACAAAGCGCAGAAACACCAGAGTTAGCCAAAAGCTCTGCTCTTTCCATAAAGTCATCAGTGACTCCAATCGCAGCAGCTATAGGCGCGGAATGATCTACTAATTTGACAGCGTTCTGGACCAACTCAGATTGTTCTTGAGGTGAATTATACCTGTGAATAACACCTAATCCGCCCATCAAGCTCATTGCGGCAGCCATCACATCTTCTGTTACCGTATCCATACAAGAAGAAATGACTGGAATCGATAGTTCAACTCCTGGGCCTAGCTTTACTGATGTATCGCATTCTGCGCGTGATCTAATATCACTATACTGTGGAACTAATAATACGTCGTCATAAGACAGGGTTTCGAGGATCTTCACACTCTCTCCGTTTGCTATAAATGATTATAACGTATTTTAAGAAATTTTATTCTTTTATTCCTGCTATTAACTGCCAGCGGTTTTGAGCTGACTCGTTCAGGTTTTCTTCTGATTGCTCAGGTTCTTCTGTCTGTGCTGGTTCTTCTTCATCAACGACTGGAGGTGCCATAGATTCTCGAGCTGGACTTGGTGATTCTGGCGCATATAGCAAATATCTACCTGTCTTTCTTCCGCCAAAAGCATAAAAATAAAGATCATCCTTGTCAACAAATCTAGTTTTTGTAGGGGATCCTGCGGCTGACTTGGACTGGTACAAAAGAACCCCAGCCTCTCCCTTGGGCAGAACGTGCTCTCTAGCAATTTGATCAAGCAGGTGCAGCAGCTTTGCAGAAGTGTCTATGACCTTGCCGTCAATCTTTGGTTTGTAATTCGTAGCGATATCCTCAATTGCCTTCAAACTTTCGTCTCTACCCATTGTTTGCAGCTGATCTATGTCGTACCCAGTGGCTTTTATTGCCGCGGCCAGATTATTAGGAGATCTAAAGAAAGACTTTGCTCCGCCACCGAAAACGAAAGGTTCGTTGAAAGATCTGTGATGCTTAATTTCCCAAGCCTGATCTCCGATATCTACGTCGTGAGTAGCGGAAGCACCACCAACCCAAGAAGACTTATCGTAAAGAAGCGGTGTTAAAAGCTCACCACGGCCGAGACCCTGTCCTTCATTATAGTGAAGAATATCTAAAAACTGTGCCGGTATATCTACGGCAGACGAATTGCCCGCAGAAAGAGAAAATAGCATTGGGCCAATCTCATCTGGGCCTTCTTCAGCAGACATGAGATAATCTAAAACAAGCTTTTTATACTCATCAGGATAACCTTTCATAGCATCAGAAAATTGTGTGTCACCGCGGACCGCATCGATCGAATCAATATAAGATTGACGTGATGCGTCAGGGTCGTATTCACTTACACCTAGCTCACTGCGTATAAATGTTCTCAGAGATTCGAGATTGTCATCTGTGAGATCGTAAAGCTCATCCTCACCTATCTTTACAATCTTTTCCTGCAGTTGTTTCTGCTTCATTTCTAGCATTTTTCTTACTGCGTTTCTAATCATAGCTTCACTCATAACTGACTCCACGTGACTTAGCACTCTTTGAAACTGCGGGTGTTGTGCATTAGACACTCTTTGTGATAAATAATCTTTAAAGGTTGAGAGCATTTGTTTTAAATCGGGATCTTTAGTCATAACATTTACCAAACCCTCGAAACTAGCTGTCTCTGATGGGTTGCTTGGAATGCCTAATCCATCTAAAATTGCCTGCGGGCTGGTGATCCTCTGCCCCACTAGTTTAAACTTTCTCTTGTTTTTTGGTAACGCTGGATCAAGTGCAGGGTCAAGAGAGAGCCTACCTAATCCACCGGGTGTGGCAACAGTCATCTTCTCATGAGTCCCAAGCTCTTTGCTTCGCTCTGCGGCAATGTGCCCAAGCATTACATTTCTAAAAATACCCTTAATGCCTTCGTCTCCAACGCCTGCCATTAACCAACCTGCGCTTTCGAGATCTGGGGCAATCATCAAGTCAACCTGAGCGTCTCGGTCCTCTGGGTCTCCTTTAATAGGGTATAGAACTGTGAGATTAGGGCCGATCACTTTTACTCTATCAGCGCCTAGTGAACCAACAAGATTTCTATAGATCTGAGTTTTTGCTAACTTGTTATCTTTCTGAGCTGGTTGAACTGCGATATCAAGATCACCAGCGATAGATTTCTTTCCTGTAGAGCCGACCGGCTCGTACCCAGAAATTCCTGCATCTTTTAAGTGGTTTGCAAAAAGATCATCTAGTGTGTCTTTTACATACTTTCTGTCAACTCCGCTGGCTAACGAGTTTCCCTGGCTGTCTTTAAATGCAATTCCACCCATTAAGCTGCTCCAAGCGCTGTAAATATGTATCTTGTTGCGATCGCGTTATTAAATGTCCCACCAGTCAAAAGTTTTCTCTAAACCTTCCCAAAAGCGAACAAGGGGCTTATAGCCAAAAACACGCTCTGTTTCTGATATATCTGCTTGCGTGTGCATGACGTCTCCTGGACGAAATGGTGCTTGCTCTATCTCTAAATCACCGAACCGCTCTTTAAACGCTTCAAGAATCTGGTTATTACTCGTTCTGTCGCCACATGCTACATTGAAAGCCTCGCCTCTAAATGCGCCTTCGTGGTTTGCTGCACGAATGTTTACATCAACAACGTTATCGACGTAGCACATATCTCGACTTTGTTCTCCAGAGCCATCTTTTCTTAGAATCCCGCCATTTTTAATTGCGTGACACCAAGCAGAAATTGCTGTGGAGTAAGGAGAGTCACCATATTGATTTGGGCCAAACACATTGAAATACCTCAGGCACACAGAGTCAAAATCGTACAGGTTGCCAAAGATTCTAAGCAGATCTTCAATCGAAGACTTTTGCCACGCATACGGTGACTTTGGATCTCTTGGATAAGACACAGGCGTAGGGAGGACATCTGCACCACCGTAAACAGAAGAAGAAGATGAATACACAAACCTTTTGACATTGTCGCGGCATGCTTCCATCAGCGCAGAAGTTCCTGCAACATTTGTTTGCGTGGTTTTAGCTGGGTGCTCGACAGAGTAACTAACCCTTGGGATCGCAGCAAGATGAAACACAACATCAAACTCTTTGTTTTTTATTTCTTCAAGAATGGCATCGCAAGCAAAATCATTTACGACTAAGCGCAGGCCTTTGCAGCCTTCAAGCAGGTCAAGGCTTCCTGAACTTAGATCGTCTACACCTGTTACGTCCCAACCTTCGCATAAAAGGCGACTAACTAAATTGGATCCTATAAAACCGGCAGCACCGGTGACTAATGCTCTTCTCATCTATTCGTCTCCCTTGATTTTTTCCCAAAATAACTCAAAGTCTTCATGTGTATGTATTACTTCCCAGGTGCTATCACCCAGTCTTTCAACTTGAGCAACATATTTTCCTGGTATTCCAGCTGCCCAATCGTCTTTTCCTATTAAGCTTAAAAATAAATCTCCACGATCTCTCATATAAAGCCAATATGTGTTTCCAGGTACAGGTTTAAATTTTCTTCGAACCGTTTCGATCATAGCTGTTATTTTAACACGTCTATCAAGATCATTAAACTGGTTCATAAGAACTTCTGCTTGCTCATAAAGACGGTCGTATTCTTTTTTTACATAGTGATTTGTAACCTTAAGAGTCTCAGCCTTATGCATTGTGATATCTGTGGGTTTTATAGGCGCAGACATTGTGCTGAGTGGATATTTTGAGCTACGGTGTTTTGGATCTGACATTTTTTGCCTAGCTTAGTACGTGAGCACTATTGATGTTAAATCTAAAGCGTGCCTTGTGTCGGGATGCATCTAAACCAAGAAGATCGAATGCATCTCTTCCAAGCATGTGTATTAGTTGAATATCTGTTCCTGTTTTGTGTGCGGTGTCTGAAGACCTGAATACTGCGTGCACATCAAGCAAATCATCCCTAAAAACTGCTTGAATAAATGATATGCACTCTTCACCTGCGAATACAAAACGCCTGGAACTAGATGTTTCTTTTCTACCGTAATGATTGTTTCCTTTGAGCTCGTTTTTAATCTTTTGCAAAAAAGTATTCCTAATCTTTTGGTAATATTCTTCTTCGCCTGGCGTGAAAAGAATTCCTTCATTAACTGAACTGAACGTTCCGTCATCGTAGAAGTGAAATTGAACTGTTGTCGACTCTCTGTTAGGTTGAAACTTAGCAAACTCTCTAACATAGTTTCCGACTGTGTCTACGGAAATGTTTTCAAGGCGTCGGCATCGTCTTACAATTTCTTCTGCCTGTTCTTCTGTTTGTCCTGAATGAAATACGTGAAAGTTAGGTAGCATGCAATATCTTTCAAGCTCTTTTCCAAAGAGGATGTGTAGATCACTCAAAGAAGAGATATCTTGTGCTTCATCGCCCCTGCTTAAAAACCTTTCATGAATAGTGTGAATATCTGGATATAGAAGAATAAACTGGTTGTTTAGATTTGACATCTCCAGATGCAGATTTTTTCGAGTGTAAAAATCATCTCTGTTGTAAAGCTTAGAGTAGACACACATAGAAATACCGGATCGGTCATCCATGTTCCACTTAAAGCCTGATTTTTTATGAATTTCATTGTAAAGCGTTGTTTTTCCTGAGAGATCACATCCCTCTAGGGCAATTTTATTTACAGGAAAAGTAATCAATTTTACTCCACTACCTCATATCCGTCGGGGTATACACATATTATATCATTTTCGACAAGAATGAATACTTCTGGGTTTCCGCAATCGTCAACACCGTCATCTCGTATTAGAATTCCGACCTTGTTTAAAAACCTGCTATCTTGTATCGCGGTTTTTGTTACACGAACTAGTTCACCCGGATTAATCATCGTAAAGAGGTATCTTTCTCATTTTCCAAGCAGCTGAGGATGCACCCCAGTTTGGATCAACTTCGGTCTCCATGAGCCAGTAAGAGAAAGGTTGTGGCTCATAGTAGATCTTTTGACCTCTCTCCTCACCCCAGTCAAAGAACTTGCCCCAAACTCGAAGCCATGCAGTCCTGTTCTGATCGTCCATCATTCTAATTCGGTAAAATTCTTTGCCGTTCTTGGTCTTCTTTTTGATGATCTCAGTAGCACACCCCCAAGCAACGCCTTTGTCGCCACCGACCATTTCACACAATGATTTAACATCAGCTTTTTCAATTCTACGCATGACTTCTGCAGGGAAGACGAGTGCATTATTGATAGCAGAAGTTATTTGCTGGTACAAGACTATCTTCTCGTCTCGAGACCAGTCTTTGATGTGAGAAACTCCGAGAATAGACGAGTCAATACTGAATAGTGATTCTATTCTATCAGCAATCTTATCTCTTCTGGCGTAGTAGTTTTCAAGCCTTTCAAAACACTTATCAAGTTGTGCTTGTCGCTTGTGGTTAGGATGACCAATGCCCTTGATTAAATCTGCAGCGTGCTCGCTATAACACCAGTCAACAACACTGCAATTGAAGATGTGTTGAGACGCCTGTTCTTGCAAATCGGACATCTTAGTCTTCTCGTAAACACGCAGAATCTTGTCGAACTCTTCTTTGATTTGCTCACCGATTCTAACTAAGCGCTCACGAAGCTTATCTTCTCCAGTGCGACCTTTTCTGATCTTTTCATAATTTTCTGAGATGATGTGCAGCAACTGCCTATGGTTGTCTAGTTGGCCTTCTTTAAACTCCTCTAGAGAAGAAAAGGCTTCAATTTGACATAGCGCTTCAAAGCAAGTCTTGTTTACCTTAGAGTGACGCCACTCACCATCGCTATCATAAAAGAGATCATTTAAGTTCTTGAATGGTCGAGCTTCTAGTATCTCATCCATCGCTTTGTCACCGAGACCTTTAATTGATGAGAGTGGCGGCATAAGAGCTTGCAACTCTTTATTGTAAGTCCATTCATCTCCCGAATAGTTTACATCTGCTGGAGCAAACTTATAACCTAGCGCTTTGGATTCTCGGATGGCCTTTGCTAGTCCTTGAGGTGAATTGTTTTCAGACTCAAGAACCGTAGCGATCCACTCTCTAGGATGATAGGTGTATAACCACGCAGCGTAGTAGCTATCGATTGCGTAAGCAACGGCGTGTGATTTATTAAACCCATAAAGAGAGAAGAACTCGATCTTGTCAAAAAGCTCGTTCATGTCCTTTGGATCTAGGCCGTGAAGTCGCTCAGCACCTTCGACAAACTGCTTTCGAAGCTGGTCACGCTCAGAGCCTTTTTTACCAATCGTGTCCAAAGACTTCTTCACAAGAGTTTTGCGCATCTTATCTGATTCGCCTGGTGAAAACCCTGCGAGCTTAACAGCGAGAGTCATAAACTGTTCTTGGAACGTAATGAAACCTCTTGTTGGCCCTAAGACCTCTTCGATAATCGGGTGGGCATACTGAATGTTTTCAATGTCTTTGCCTGCTTCGACGTACTTAACGTGCACATTTGCCTTAAGTGGGCCAGGACGATAAATGGCGGTGATGGCAGCAAGCTCCTCAATGTTTCGAGGCTTAGCTTGATGACAGAAGTTTCTGGCACCTTGAGCAGTAAACTGAAAGATGCCCGGTGCAAAGGACGAGTTATGATAAGTGTTTTCCCAAACCTTTTGGTCGTCTTGTTCGACATACCTGCAGTTAAGATGCTTGTCAAAGTAATCTCTAATCTGGAGGAAAGAAGGGTTTTCGCCACTGTCCTTACGAAGGATTCTTTTAATGCAGTTTTCAACGTCTTTCATCAGCGTAAGACCAAGGAAGTCAAACTTAATAAATCCGTTATCTTCCAAGTTGCGGAAGTTCATACCTTCAGTCCAGGGAGTTTGTAACTCTCCTCGAACTGATATCAAGGGCATTGTCTGCTCAAGCTCACGCTCATCAGCAATTAGTACACCCCCAGCATGGCGACCGATTGATCGCTGTTCCATAAACAAGGTGCTCACATGCTTTTCAACATCTGGGTACTTTTCCATGAAATCTTTGTACTTCTTAGAGTACTTCATGCAATCCTCATGGGTGAGGACGAACACAGATTTCTCAGTGTTAGCATCTCGAGCATGAGGTTCAACCTCGGATTGCAGCGGGCCTGTAAGAGCGTTAACCTCCTGAAACGGAACATCATAAAACTTGGCAACGTCCTTGACAATAGACTTGAGTTTAAGAGTATTGAAGTTGGAAACAGGAATAACTGCATCCTCACCAAAAAGCTCTCTGGCTGCGTCAATAAGAGCATCACGATCACCAGCATCAGAGTCAATATCAGGCCAAGAAGTTCGATGTCGCCCAAGGAATCGGGACCAAAGCAAACCGTATGGAATGGGATCAACTTGAGTGATGCCCAATAGATAGTTAACGAGCGATCCGCCGCCTGAACCTCGAGCAGGACCAAACAGAGTCTTTTCAGCTGCGAGGTGAAACACGTCATGCATAGTCAAGAAGTAGTTCTCAAAACCAAGAAACTTGATATCATCAAGCTCTTCTTTGACACGAGCGACATATTCAGGCTTAGAAGCAAGGCCTGTGCTGATCATTGCATTCTTTACCTTGAGCGCTAGCTGCTGGAACGGTGTCTCTTCAGGTGGAGAAGGGTAGCAGGAATGACTCTTTTGAGGCACAGCATAATTCGGCAGCTTAGCCTTTGAATCCACCCACATGTCTTGGTAGCGATCCCAGACTTGATCGTGTGTCCTTTCAATACTGTCTCTTACAAGATCTTCGCGCCCATGATAAAAGTCGTAATTGTTCCAGCCGATCTCAAACTCATCCCAAACTTGTTCAGCATTCTTTGGATAGAGCTCACACTTAAGCTCATCAAAGACAGGAAGAGGTGTCATCTCCTTGCCCATCCATCCAAGTTTTTTATAAAGCTCTCTAGCTTCCCACTTGTTAGGTGTAGGATAGTGTGAATCGCAAGTAGTAACAAGATTGACACCTGTTTGATCATGAAGATCTATTAGCGCACGATTAACCATGTGCTGTGCTGAAAGCTTGTTGAATTGCATTTCATAGAAGAAATTTTGCTCTCCAACTGCATCAACAAAGCGGTCGGTGAGATTACCTAGGGTTCTCATCAAACTGGCTTTTTTGGCAGGATCGTCAAGAAGTTCGGGCCCGAGCTGGTCGAATGTCAAGTCAGGAAATTCTTGGAAAGTTCTTCCGCTAAAAATCCCGCCAACACATGCTGTAGTTACGCTAAGACCTTCGCCGTACTCTTTAAGCATCTTAAAATCAATGCGAGGAAAACGATAAAATCCGTCCTTGTAGCCTCTTTTAACAAGGGTGAACAAGTTTGCCAAACCTATTGGATTTCTAGCTGTGACACACAAATGGTAACGACGCATCCACTCAGGCTTACCTTTCGATCCCTGTTTAGATTCGTCTTCGTTTTCAATAGTGTGGCCCTCAGACATTAACTCATCTTCATTGTCAACATTGACGTCAGTTGTTGCTAAAGCCTCAATTTTCTTTGCATCTCGTTCGGCTTTAATGCGAGCACGATGATTTTCATATTGGCGCTTCCACTCATCTAGATCTTCAACAAAGTAAAACTCAACACCGTAAACTTGTCGGTACTTCCTGCCTGCTTTTTTCATCTTCTCATAATGCTTGTGAGCATGAGCTAATCCTGACCCGTGGCCGTGATCTGTTAGCGCCCATGCATCCATGCCGTTTTCTAGGACGAAATCGATATGATCAGCAGGGTAACCAAGGCCGTCATAGGTTGAAAAACCGGAATGCGCATGCAGGCCTACGAAGCGGTTTGGTATTTTAAAATCTTTAAATGACACGTGTTGTTTCTCCTGCGCATATTATACGCAGCAAAATTAAGATTTACACAAGAAAGCCTGCCACATGGGCAGGCTTCTTGAATACCAGATTTTTTAAAAAATTATTCTGGCGGGTTTGCGTCAGGTAGAACTGTAGATGCATCTATGATTTGTCTTGTGTCGTTTTGCGTAGGAGTCTCATACCACTCTTCCATAAATGTTTCGCCGTGAATCTCTTCTAGGCGCTTAATCATTTTTTCCATGTTGACTCTAACTACTCGCCCTGTTTCAACGTTCTTAGAGAAGAATTCCCATTCATTATCTGCGTTGTGAGGACTGATTTGCGTGAGGTTGTTGCTGCCGTCACCGACCCAAAGTTCTGCTGGGGCTGGTGTTGCGTCTGAAGAGTGAGCCTCAGTAGCAACCGTAAAGTTTTCTGTGTACTTTGCAGTTCCAATGGCAACAGCAAGCTCATCAATATAGCCATCCCAACCATAATTGTCGGATGCGTCTCTTCCGACTTGAAATCCTGACCAGTCATCTATATCTCCGCCCCAATTGGAGTAGCTAGTACCGGTGTTTTCACCGTTCATGTAGTACTCTAAAGTTCCTGCTCGCCTTTGGATGACGATGTGTGTCCAGGTGTCTGCCGGTATAGTCAGTCCAGAACTGTAAGCAGTATTACCTTGATAGAGTCTATTACCTAAGAATGCGATTTGCCTTGCGGGACCGCCCCAGCGCCAGCCGTCAGTACCAAAAACAAACTTAGAACCTGACACCATGCTTGCTCCTGCCTTCATCCAGAACTCAATTGTGAAGTCTGCTGTTCCTGGATTGTACTCATCGCCTGTGGCTGCTATTGACCAAGCTTTTCCTGTCGCTCCACCAGATTCCGACTTAAGCGAATTTGATCCGAACTTCGCCTCCTCTGCGGAAATTGAACCTGCGACTGTTACCGCAGCAGAACCATTGTCTAGCGTGGAGGAATCAGTCAAGTCTTCAAAGTGACAAAGAAGTTTAAGATCAGTGTAGGAGGGTACCAAAGCTTGAGCTGCTGATATTGTAGCTTGCCCCGCTTCGCCTGCTGTAGGTTTTGCGCCTGCACTGATGGCGATACTGTTTGACATGTCGTTGTTAAACGTGCTTGTACCTACACCTAAGTTTAAAAAGTTGGAATCCCAGTAAAGAGCCATCGTTCCGCCGAAAGAACCGTCGTTGTTATACTGCAGCTGGCGATTATTACCCCCAGGTGTTCCTCCACCTGCACCCGAGGCGACGAACTCAATGCCGGTCTCGTCATCTTTTACTTTTACGTATTTTCCAGATTGGCCTGTGAAATTACCTGGAGTGTCTGTGAGGCTGGCCCATGTACTAACTGGGCTTCCGAGCTGTGCCGCCCCGAGTGCTCCAGTTTGTGCAACCATTCTCACTGTTACAGAATCAAGCCCGAGGGATTGTATCCAAAGACGATCAGCATTAGCCCAATCGACAGTGTGCGTTCTTGAGCCTCT